TCAGCGTACATGAACAGTCTCCCAGTCGAACCCTCTAGCGTCATGATATTTGGCCGTCATTTGTGGGTTTTTGTGTCCCAACAAAGTGGAAGTATTCACGCCTTGTTTCTTATAAGTACGCTCAGCAAGAGATCTTAGTTCATGGAATGTGGCCGGTGTATTTTCGCCCCAATCAATGTTGGACAAAGAGACAAGTTCGCTGAATTTTTTAGATAAGGTCTTCGGAGAAACTGGTGTACCTTTTCTAACCGTTCCATTACTTTTAGCATGGTGGATCAAGTTAACTGCGAACGAGTATATTTTACAACGCTCAACTGCTTCTCTAACCGACACATTGAAAACATTGTTTCTAAGCGCCAGGGGAATTCTGAGCATATTGCCGGTTTTTTGTTGGAATACGTGTAAATGGTCACCATCAATATACGAATAAGGTTTAGCGCGTTTATCTCCAGCTATTCTTTTTTGATAAAGTTTTTCCCAGTCTCTGCCTTTGCGAAAACGGAACTTCGTAATATCTTCTAGCCGTTGACCTGTAGTTATTGCCAGCCAAATACTATTGATTAACCAGGGTTGAAATCTCGGCCTGGTTACAGTGTTCAATGTTTGCAAAACTTGGTTGATTGACTCTTCAGTGAATCGAGCCCGTTTAATTACGATTGATTTTTTCTTGATCACATCTAGTGGGTTGGTTTCTGCTTCGCCTTCAGCGATAGCGGAACGAAAGAAATCATGTAAACCAACAATGATTTTTTGCGCCATACTTCGTTTATCATCATCGTAATAGGTGTTGAGAATACCTGTAATCTGTTTTGTGGTAATTGCCCTTAATAGTGTATCGCCGTGGAAAATGCGCAAAGGTTTGATGTGAGACTTGCGGCCATTGAAAGTGTTATATGAAATCTCACCACTTTTATATTGCTTTGTGAGTTCTGCGACGTAGTGCACTGCCCATTCTTCGACTGTTAGCTCCTGTTTGTCACTCGATAATAACAATTCCAGTTTTTGCTTTTCCAGCATTCCGTAAATCGCGACATTCAGCATTTTTGCCCGATGCTTGGCTTTTGCAATATCAGGCCCCAAGCCTTTGAATTTTCCATCTCTTGGATCTTTGTATTGCGCGTAAACACGATTTGTTCTTTTATCTTTACTCAGGTAGAGATTTTCTATACCGTGATTGTTGAGCTTGTTTCGCTTCTTAGGAGACACTTTTTAATATCCTGTCAACGATTGGATCGCCACTATTATTATTCACTTTTGGTGGGACATATTGAGCATAAGATTCTACCATCCAACGTCCACCTATTTTTAGCGGAGCAGGTTGAATTAGACCACTGGTGGCCCAAGCTCGAAGCGTATTCATAGAGTGCCTTACACTAAATTCCTGTTTGTCCCATTCTTGCAAAGTTATTTTCATAGTTACACCTCAATCACATCCTCTTTCAATTCCGAGTCCATCCTCAGTGGTAAATTTTTTCCAATGTCTCCAGCCAGAAATAGGGCAGTGGAATCCCCATTCACGAACCTTTGGACCGGTTATAAAAATTGTCCAGGCTGGTCCCTTTACCAGTTCTAATCGGTGCGCCAGTTTTGCAGAGCGTATGATCGGGAGAAGTCGCGGAATGTGTCTAACGCTATTGAAAGTGTGTTCAATGAGCTCACCTTTCAATAAGATTGAAAGACTCCACCAAGGGTGGTCATGAAGCGCACGATCATCATCTGAGCGATTAAAACAATGCAGATATATGTTAAAAAAGCGATTACGGGGAATCACATACCAACGCTTTAAGTAATCGCCGCCTATTACCTGGTCTGGTTCTCTCATGCCGCACCTTTTATCATTTCAGGGTTTTCAAATGCGTGACCAACTTTTTTAAATGCTTGTTCTTCAAAGCTGCGCTTGGTTAATTGCATCGTGTGGCCAGTCTTGTGGTTGAGTAGGGCAAAGCAACAAATACTAGGGTCAAAAGTGACTTCCAGGTTGTAGTCGTACCAGCTCGATTTAACAATGTCACCTTGATAGACAATTGTGCCGTTTGAATATTTAAAGCCAGGTGAATAAACGAGCTCTACATTAATTCTCACCGTCAAGTTATCGCCTTCCTTATGAAAAATGCGTCCATCTGCACTGACATAAATATTGTAAAGCCAGACTTTCTTAGCTTTGTCGAATGCTTTGAATTTCATAACACACCTTTAGCTAATATTTTTTAAATCGCTTTCTTAACTGCTTTAAGAACGTCACGAACTTGAACCGGACAAGTAGCATTACCCAGTAATTGAATTGCTGGTGTCCTGGTTTTGGGAAGTTTGATGTGATCACCGAACGACATAGCCTTGCGATACTCGTTAATATTCAGCATTCGCATTTTGTCGCCGTCGACCACCGCCCATCTATCCTTAGTAGTGATTGTCCCAATGGGGCGACTAAGGCACCGCCCAGTTTTTCCTGAACCAGATTTGTAATAAGGCATTACGAATCTATCACCAAATCTCTTACGGCCATTTTTAACGCGTTCGAGGGTAGCGGCGGCTCTACCTGGTTTTTCAATTAGGCTCCATCTGGCGTAGTCCCATTCGATAATTGAGTTAACGCCTACGTGTGGCCGTTTCGGTATGCTTATTTCAATAGGGTTTTTGCTTTGAGTTCCAATGATGAATACGCGCTCTCTGTTTTGCGGTACACCAGAGTCAGCCGCATCGAATGTGTTAATAGAGAGGCTATATCCAAGAGATTCAAAACAAGACTTCCATTGTGGGAATAATTTCCAATTTAAAAATTTGGGCACATTTTCAATTAAAAAAACTTCTGGTCTATGATATTCCCAGCAAGAAACAGGAGCCCAGGCGGTCGAGCGGCTTTTATGATGATGCGGCCCTTCTTTTCCTCTTGCGTCCGTATGACCTTGGCAGCATGGGCTAGCAATTCCAAAATTATGAGCTGGAACTTGGGACCAGTCTGCCTGTTGCAAATCTTGGCAGCTGTGAATAGCTTCCGGGTGATTTAGGCTGTGAAACTCTACCGCAATAGGATTATGATTTGCTGCCCATACGACATCTAGACCGGCCATTTTTGCTGCTTCGGTATTGCCGCCAATTCCAGCGAATAAATCTATGGCATTCATGCTTCTACCTCACGAGCTTCTTTTAATTCCTCTTCGAGTTCTGCGATTGTTTCTTCGAGCTGGATAATTTCGGATTTCTTTTCTTCTAAGAAAAATTCGAGCTGGTTGTTTTGCTCCTGAAGAGTTTCAACCGAACGAGTCGCGAATTCGAGTTCCTGAATAAGTTTCTTTTCCTGAGGTGTACCAAATATTTGTAAATGGTTTATTAGTTCATCAGGGGAATAGCAATCAGTGTTTACGTCCATAGTGTGCTCAGTTAAAAATATCGATTTGTTTAGTTTCGTAATACTTGCCGCGCTGACCTTTTACTTTTGTTTCTTCCACAAAGCCGCCCATTAGTGCTGACTTCAGTTCACCTTTCACTTTGTTAACTGACATTCCTGTCTGCTTAGCTAACATTTGAGGCGTGTACTTCATGCCTGGTCTCATTTGGTCGATGCTTGTTGTCATGAGCTCACCTTTGTTAAGTCCCACCCTGGCTACCGACTCAAGGAACAGTTAGTCAGTAGTAGGGTGGGGGTCTACACTTATCAAAACTTTTAGAGCGAAGTACGGTTGATTAGTCCGTACTTCTAGCTAACTTTGCGTCCCTCCCGCGAGTATGCCTGCGGTAGCTGTTAGGGCTCATTGCGTGACAAGGTAATCAACTCCTTATCCATACTCCGCTCTAAAAGTTTTTAATCGCAACAAAGGCCGAACAGCAAACCTTTATCACTACGAATTGAGAGAGTATTACCAGCTCTGTTCTATCTCTTAACTAACGGGCTCTCATCGTTTACACCCGTCGCCATCCTTTAGGCTCAGTTGACTACAAATAAACTCGCGGCGAATAAATGTATTTGTAGTTAATCAACTTCATCACCTCTTCTCACTGTGGTATTCGTTGGGCCTCGCACCCATTCGGTCATCTTCTCAAGCTACCTCGCGCCTTTTGAGCTGCGCACAATGCGAGTACTAATCCATCATCAAAAGCTACTTTGCATGACTGCATAGGGATTCTTTTTGAGAAAGGCTCTGGTTCCCGTTTGATACTGCCGTCCCACTTTAAGCTGGCATTCCAGTCGGTGCTGGAGCGGGTTGAATTTTAAGTGCGTCCCCCTGCACTCAAAGCCTTTCTCAAAATTGGTGCAGACCTTCCAGCCTGCGCGGAGCTTGAACCAATGCTAAGCAATGTTTGGGCTCTAGGCGGGATCGTCTGTCTACGCGCCGCCTCGTTACTCGTAGACAAACAGACCGATTAAGCGCGTCACCCGCTTACTACCTGCAGACTAAAATGGAATATCGTCATCAAATTCGTTATCGATTGCACCGGCGATTTGTTGTTGCTGGTGCGTGTTATTTTTCATCGGGTCCGCGGTTGATTTGCTCACAAAATCCAAACTGTTAACCAGTAACTCTGGGGTATACTGTTTTTCGTTTCCTTTCATCCAAACTTCGATACTAAACTGGCCTGAAACGACAACTCTTGTACCAATTGTTAAATACTCTGTTAGTTTTTCTGCTCGGTTACCCAGTAGCTTGCATTTCAACCAAGATGTTTTTTCTCTTTCTCCGAAACCAGAAGTTACCGCTATAGGAAAGTCAGCGATGCATTTGCCGTTAGGCGTGTAGCGCTTCTCGCAATTGCGTCCGATATTTCCGCTAACCGTTAAAACATTTATTGCCATTTACTTGTCCTTTAAAAAGCCCCGCACCCCGGGAAGAAAAGTGCGGGGAATTGGGGTACTACTGCAGATTAACTTTGTTCAGGTTGCTAATGAATCGCTTAACTTTCGTTTTGCTTTCTTCGTTTTCCAGGTAAAGTTTTATCCCTTCGTTTAAAGCAAAATTAATAACGCTTTTTTTATACTCTCTTAATCGAGAATCATCGTTGCTCATGTCGAGTTCCATTTTTACGATTCCTTTTTATTTAATCAGTAGAGAGCGTTTGCCTTTCGAAAGATGTGCACCTGGTATAGATTTACCTTCTTTCAAATCAGCTTTGAGTTTTGTTTTGTCGGCGCTTTTTTCAATTTTCGTTTTCACGTAATCTTCTGGTAGGTCATCAATCTCGTCGATGGTGACAACGTCCATTGCTTTTCTTAATGTGATCCGAAATTCAGGGCATTCGATTTTTTGAATGCCGCATTGCTCCATGTTTTCACGCAGGTAGTCTTTCATTCTTGCAACAAGCTTTTCTTTCGACTTACGACGAGCAGCAATTCTTTTCTCCGCGTCTTTCATCGCCTTAATATCCGCTTCGATATTTTGGAAAAAGCCTGATACAGCAATCGCTTTATCATTAAACTCGGTTTCAATTCCCGATAGCGTATCGTTAATAATTTCCTCGTCTAACTCATCCATGTCTGCCATGGCTAGAAACGCGTCTTGATAGTCTTTCGATATTTTGTAGAGATTCATTTAAGCCACCTGTTTTTGTTTAGGTAATGCCCAGTCGGGCAGTATGGGTGGAGTTGTAAACTTTCCCCATTGGTCGATAGGGTAGTAACGATTGCCGTCTAGATAATAGAGATAGCGTCCGATACCAAACTTAACTGCAGCCCGTTTAAACGCATCGGAGATAGCGCCTTTCTCACCCTCAACATTCGTGTCACCGGCACCGTCGCTTTTTGTGATCCATTCATCGCCAATTCGAATTGAGAGCTCGCAAATGAGTCGTCCTGAGGCAGTCTCAATATATTTGTCCTGCCAGTTGGCAAAACCGATTACATCATCGAGACGCTTCATCACATTTCGCGCGTCGAGGTAAGCGAGTGCTGTCGCCTTATCTTTAGCTCTTGATTTGCGACCAATACGCCAGTGGATTTCGTTTGGCTTAAAGGGCTCTTTGAATTGATTAAGAATTATATCCATGGCTAGACGCCTCCATTTGATGGTATTTTTTTCCGTACCAGTATTCGCACATATCAAAATCAGCACCGGTTTGATAAGCGGATTCTCTGGCTTGATCTTCGGTTAACGCGCCATCAAACCAAAGCTCACCGATTTCTTTTTCTGCTTTGGCTTTGTCAAAAATATCAATTTTTTCTGCAGTGTTACTCATCTTGGTTCTCCCTGTTATGCAACTTTGTGTTCAGGCATTAAAAATTCTGATTGCTTCATGCCGTGATCGTCAGGCTCGCCCTCAATATCAATGTCTTTGAATTCGTCTTTGATTTGGTTTGCGTAGGCTTGTGCAACGATTCGTCCAAGGGCAGAGTGCAGGGCGGTTTCATCTTCGCAATAGGTTTGAAAGAGTTCCTGAATGTATTCAGATTCTTCGGATATAGCTTCGATAAGGTAGTTTTCGAAATCTTCAGCTTCCTGAATTGATGCCGCGATACCAGCTTGTAGGTTCTTCTTGACCGCTAGCTCTGATAAATCCATCAACTGCGAGCTTGCTTCCGTGAAAATCTGAAGTCTGTTCATTTCTGCTCTCCCCGGGATAGGCCCGATTAGTGAGTGCTGTTTAGTAGTGATGGGAAAAGAGCTTTACGTAATTCTTTTTGTGTTTTTTCGTAGGCTTCTACCTTTTCCATTGCTTCCTGAATGGAGACACCAGATTCCTTTAGCACCACATCCATTCCTGCTGATAGGGCTGCGAACTGTGTTCGACCTGCTTCAAGACTGTGGGTTGAAGCTTCGCTAGCTAGCTCTAGTTGCGTAGCGCTTAAACTCAGGGCTTTGCAGTGCTCCGAGATAGCGAAATTATTCTCTCTGATGGCAGTTTGTAGGTTTTCCACTTAGCTCTCCCGCTGGATGATTTAATAATTGCTTACTAAACTGATAGTGAGCTTCTCTATATGAGATAAAATAATTGGCATATCGCATACAATTATGTTTTGCCTCATGCTAGACTGCTTTTAACGCTTTTTTGGTAGATTCTTTGTTGAAAATAGCGTTAAACATAAGTTGGTGTAAGTGACAATGTAGATTTAATGTATACCTTAATGGTATACTTTGTCAATACCTTAATGGTATATATTTGTGCTTGTTTTCTATGTTGGCTTTGATTGCACTTTTCTGTGGTAAGTAAAACGGGAGGTTTATTTATGAAATTTCAAAAGTATTTGGATATGTGCCCTGGTAGCGATCCACCGCCAGATGATCCACCGAACGATCCAAACGATAATAAGGGCAAGGATAACGGTAATATCGTTAAATGAGTCTAAGCGTTCTTCTTGAGAATATAATGCTGGTCATCTTGGTGATCAGTGTTATTTTCAGTTTTGTTTTAAAATACGAGCTCGCTAGAAACGCGTTTATATGCCTCTTATTTTATGCAGGTCTAGCTGTTCAGTATTATCTAAAGGAGCATGGTTTAGGTGCTTGGTGGTTTGTGTCATTTGGCTCTCTGTTTCTAGTTGGTATGATTGGGGTCTTGTTTTTGAAATGGAAAAGTATAAGTAAGGCCGATTGCTGCATAATATTCATTTTCTTTTTGGGCATCTTAAGAAATTTAATTATGCATTTTGACCGTTATCTTTTGAAAGATAATTCGTTTTTAGAGATCTACCGCGTCTCAAGTCTAGTTTTTGATGCGTTAGTTATCTTTATGATTTTCTGGCCTTTAGTAACTAGAAGTGCCAGCAATATCAAAAAAATGGAGCGTTATGGAGTATTTAGGATTTTTAGTTTTATGTGGGGTAGCATTAGCAGGATCCCTAGTTTGTTTCATCGTAGTAAAACGGTTAAATAAGAGTAAAGTCATTTCGAAGGCCGACGTACTAGATGAGAGAGTGATTTCAGAAATTTCTGGCGATCCATCTGTGTTTATTCAAAATGCGGAGCGCAAGAAAAACCTGGAACAGCGACGACGGCTAATTATTAAAAAAGTATTGGATATTGATTCCGATGCACCGGCGGATGATGTCGCAATTCAAGCGATTGCTTGTAAAATGGAAGCCGAAAGTTTTATTTCCGACTATCCAGAAGAGCTAGATTCGTAACAATTTCATCGTCTTCAATTTTAGGGAAGTATTCAGGGTTTAAAGCTGCGTGTTTGTGAAACCTTCTCCACCAAACAGAAAGTGCTAACGGTTTTGTCTTAGCATCCATTTGTTCAATAGCGTATCTTTCAACTAGTAAATCGTGTGCTACTTCTTTCAGCTTTTTGTACTTAATAAGATCCGCAGGCTTTTCTGCAACCATATAGTCTAAGTCGAGCGACTTGCCAGAATCAGCACTGCGCTTAAAAATTCTAGTAAGTAATTCTTTTAGGGTCATTGCATCTTCCATGTATTCATTAATTTGATAGTGATCGAAACTATCACTACGAGAGATTTGATTCCAGTGTATTTAGTGTGAAACAGCGTGAAAAACAATAAAATAACTTAAGATCGTGCGGTAGTATGTGACCTTTCGTGTTCGTTTCTTAACTTCCCAAATTCATTCAATAAATCAATATATATCTCTTCAATAATTTCCGCATATAGTTTTCTTGCTTCCTCGTTTGATATATCAACACCAGGTTCATCTTTAACTTTTTGAAGTGTTTCGTGCGCTAAAACGCCTGCTTGTACCATTAATTCTTTCTTAGGGTCTTCTGATTTGTAGTAAATGGAGTCGATGGTGTAAGGATCTCCGTTGTAAAGCTTGGTAAGCATTCTGGAAAATTGCTCAGGAGTAGAAGGTTCCTTTAAATATTTCTCAGTTTTTTGGGCGAATTTTACTGCTAACAGCATACGGGAGTTGTTTAACTCCTGATTGTCTTTAATGGATTCTTCTGGCATACCATCAAGTGAAAATTGGATCAGGTCCAAAGATTCTTCAATTTTTCTAGCCATATCGTCGCTGATAGGGCGATTAGGGCGTTTACCAGCAAATTGCCCAGTGTATGTGGGATCTTGATCTAATAGATCTGCAAGTCTTTTCTGGAAACCGTAACCTTTCGATTCGATGATCTTTCTTAGGTTCTTGTGCCTTATTTTTTGTAGTTCTGTAAATTTTCTCATCTAGGAATTATACCTTTTAGCTAAACTCTTAAAAAATACCATAAAGGCATAGAATATTTGTTTGCTTGGTATATATTTAAAATTTTATTGATCGAAATATACCAATAAGGTATATTCTTTCTGTCGGAGGCAGAAATGACTAAATTCAGACAATTTATTAATAACTTAAAAGTAAGCGGTACTCTCAGGAATTTTGCTTTGCAAGCAGAAACTACTGAGGGGTATATCAATACACAATTAATGAAACCGTATAAAACACCTAGAAAAAGGCTTTGGAATAAACTGATCGATGCTTCGAATGGTGATCTAACGCAGGGTGATATGGTCGAGCATTTCATGATGAGCAAGGAGACCTCATGTCAATAGGGAGCTTTTTAGGAAAAAAAGAAATACCTTTGAAAACGAAAACGACTACATATTGCCATAAAGTATTTACTGATCTTTGCAAATTTCTTCGCACCAAACACGCGGCTCTTTTAAGAGATTTAGCGATATATGCCTGCATTGTTTGGGAGCATCCACGTTTTAAAGAGCTTGAGAAAAAGCTTCGCCAATCGCCATTGAACGAAAAAGCCATTATTGATGATTTAATCAATTCTTACCTCGATGGCGAAAAATCAAAGGTAGTTAGCATACACCGCAATCGAAGAGGTTAACAGGTCAAGATTAGGCCCTGGAAAGGGCCTTTTTTACACAAATTCGGGGCCCTTATTAGGACCAAAAAGAGAGATGAGTATGAAATTACGAACGAATGTATCAAGTTTTATCAGAAAATTAACTGCCATCAGATTTTACAAAGTTCAAAGCGAGATTGTGCTTGAAAAATTGGTCAATGAAATTTCTTTTATTACGGCAGCGAACGACAAAAAGAATTTTTTATGTAATTCATTACCAAGAGTAAACCTAATAGATGAGTCGGACATAAAGAGTGCAAGGTTGATTCGAGTCCTAAATGACCTGAAGGTAGTTTCAGCTTTGCTGCTTGAACCAACGGTTAACAATCTGATGGAAATAGAAAGAAAATTATCTTTAATTCAGGCTAATGAAAGAAAAAGATATTTAGCAAGAAAGCCCGCTAATGTAATTGATTTTCCAATGTTTTCAAGTGTGCGTTAAGTGGCAACTAATGGTCACTGTTATCAGTTTGGAGATTCATAAATATATCCATCGGGTTTGTTTTTGGATCAACTATTTCAGCTTCCCATCGAGCCAAGGCTGCATCGAAGATTATTAATGGGTTGACAGTTTTCGGACTGGCAGCAGCTATAGAAGCGTAGTCTGAAAAGTATTTTCTAACTTTTTTTATGTCAAGTTGAGTATGCGTGTTGTCCATGAAACCAATTTCTAAACCAAGTAAATTTTCAATAGTCCTGGCAGAGTCATCTGAAATATTTGCTCGGTTTTCATTATCACCCAGCCAACGAGAGACAGTATTAGGATTTAACTTTAACTTTTCAGCAAGTATTTTTTGTTTGCCATTGGCGTACTTAAGGAGAATTCCGCGTACATTAGTAAGCCTTATTTCATGGATGGTTTGCATAGTATTAACAGTTACGGAAAGTGCAGATGTAATCGATTCTAGACGCGAAAGGAGAATGATTCAATATAAAGCTCAGCGACGAGTTTATATCTCATGAAAGGATTTATTAAGCTTCATAGAAAGATTATCGACTGGGAATGGTACGGCGATATAAATACTTTTGCTGTATTTCTTCATCTTCTTTTGAAGGCTAATCATCGGCCTAAAAATTGGCGTGGGAAGGTGATCGAGCGAGGGCAATTAGTCACAGGAAGGAAGATTTTGTCGTCTGAATTAAGGTTATCGGAACAGCAAATTAGAACCTGTTTGAAAAGACTGCAATCAACCAACGAAATAACCATCAAATCAACCAGCCAGTATTCGATTGTAACCCTTGTGAATTATAGCCTACACCAAGACAGTGAAGAACAATCAACCAACGATTCAACCAAGCAATCAACAGCAGAAATAACCAACGAGCAACCAACAGAAAATGGTACTTTTGAAAAAATCGTTAAAAACTCAACCAACGAATCAACCAACAACCAACCAGCGGAAAGCGTTGACACAAAAGGGGTGGGGCGGAATAGCAACCAACAATTAACCGACGACCTAACCAACAAGCAACCAACAACTAACCAACAGCTAACCACTAACAAGAAGTTAAAGAATGAAAAGAATGTAAAGAAAGATCTTAAAGATATTAATACGTTGAAATCTTTGCCACCTGAAAAGTTACTTTCTGAAAAAGAACTCGTGTTTTTCAAACCTGATTGCGTGGATTTAGGAATTTGGAAAGAATTTATTTCATTGAGAAAGCGCAAAAAAGCAGAAAAGACTGTCAGGGCCACACGCTCATTAATTAAAAACTTGGATGAATGCGTGCAAAACGGAGTTTCTCGAACAGATATGATTTTGATGTGTTTGGACAAGGGGTGGAAGGGAGTGAATTATCAATGGTATTTGAATTTGAATTCTAACAACCGAGGAGCCGCTAATGGAATTGACGACAGCAATATCGACTGGTGACCAAAGCAAACATGTCGTTAATCAGCTCATGAAGGAGCTTAAGGCGATTTGTGTTGCCTGGCGGGTTAACTTTGAAAAACAGGAAGAATACAACCGGATGCGCGGAACCTGGTTGAAGGCGTTAACAGAAAACAATATCGATTCCATTGAAAAGTTAGAGCTTGGATTAAAGATTGCTCGCCGCGAAGCCAAACCGCTTTGGCCATCCCCTGGAGAATTCATCAAATGGTGCGAGAAGGGAGTTATTGAGTCTCTGAATATTCCCGATGAATACGATATTAACCGGACGCTAATTCGATTCAACGCCGGGCAAATTCCGAGATTGGATAAATATTGCTATTGGGTCTGGCGAAACATAGACGCTAAACGGTTCTTGGAATCTCGGGTTGAGCAAAGTGAAAGACATTTGGCAAAGGTCTACAGGAAAATGATTCGAGCCGCGCTAAGTGGTGATGAGTTCATAGAGCATCCAACGGCAATTCCGAAAGAGGTTGTAAAAGTAAACCGCAAAAAGTCATCAATGAAAATTAAGAAAATCATTGACGGACTGTAGTGAGATGAAATTCTTCGTCAAAAGCGAATGGCATGCAGAAAGCAAGTGTGGGAAGTATGCAATTTGTTGGACGGGGGCTGATAAACCGATGTTGACGGTTAGCTATCGAGAAAAAATTTTAGGTTACACGCAAGACAAAGACAGAGCCAAACAAATTTGTGAAGAGCATAGAGATGAAATCACCCGAAGAACGAACTAGGTACAAAATCAAGCACAAGAAGCGAGAGCTTGAGGCTTGGTTTATGGGCGGTAAATTCATCGCTGATAACTACTTTGAAATTGCTGTGAATGATGCGTCGATTGTTGAACGTATTGGAAATGAAAAGGAAATTTGGGGCAAAAGATGGAAATCGTGTTAGTGATGGTAGTGGTTTTGATTTTGGAATGGATAATTCAGAGGCTAAAAAAGTGAGTTCATCTAAACAAAAATTGTTGACTGATTTGCGTAAGAAACTGGCGAATATTGAAACAGCTGAAAAGGCTTTGTGTGAAGAAATGAAATACGCAGCGCGAGCTCATAGTGAGGCGATGAACGCGGTTAGAGAAATAAAAGAAGATATTAAATCACTGGAAAAAAGCATGGTAGGCATTACTGATCACGCTGTATTGCGCTACCTGGAACGAGTAAAAGGCTTAGATGTTGCAGAGATCAAAAAACAAATACTGGATGAAAATATGGAAATGATTATTGAGAAGATGGGTAACGGTAAGTATCCAGTTTGTAACGGCGTTAAAGCAGTAGTGAAAGACAAGACTGTTGTTACGGTGATAGCAAAATGAGTGACTTACTGGATATTGAAAAAACTCTCCAATTCATTAGAGATAAAGCTGACGAATACGCAGTTGCTAAATCACAAATGGAATACCTGAAGGAATACCGAAAGACCAAAAAATCGCAGCTAATTATCGAGGCTGAACGAAGTGGGGTTAAAACCGTTCAATCACGAGAAGCTTTTGCTTACGCTCACAAAGACTACATTGAGTTACTAGACGGCCTCAAAGTCGCCATGCATGACGCTGAGAAACTGCGCCTTATGATTAAAGCGGCTGAATTAAGGATTGATGTCTGGAGAAGCCAGAACGCTAATACACGCATGGAGAGAACGGCATATGGAGCGAATCATTAGCCATGAAGCATAAAAGCAAGAAAATTACTCAAAGCGCAAAAGGGGAGGAATGCCAAATCAGAATACCTGGTGTTTGCAATTTTAACGAAGAGACAACTGTGTTTTGCCATCTGAATGGCGCTGGCATGGCGCTCAAAAACAATGACAATGAGGGGGCTTACGGTTGCTCGAATTGTCATGCGGCAATGGACGGCCAATTAAAAACAACTTTTAGTCACGATGAACTAAAACTCATGCATCTGGAAGCAGTAATGCGAACTCAACGAATTTTGCTAGAGAAAGAACTAATCGTCTTGAAATAAGACACCAACAATTCAGACCACAATCCAAATATCATTTGCTGTGGTTGACATTAAACATCAGAAATCGAGGTGCGACATGCCAATCAGACAAATGACTAAGCAGCAAATACTTACCGCTGAAAATATGTTACTTGAAGGATACAGTAAGTCATGCATTGCCAGGGAAATGAATGTAACTCGCGTGACACTTAGGAAGATCTTGCGGGAATATCGAGAGTACGGTGACGCCGCGCTGGATTTCACTTCAAAACGCTACCCAAAGCCGAGTAAAGTATCTCGCATTCACAATTCAAAGCCAATTCGGAAGGAGTTTGAAGAGAATGCTGAGAGTTGGAGGAGAGTACTTTATCGGCAGGCCGGTTAGATGTTTATGCTATTATTGGGTGAGGAATAAAACTAATGAAGGAGTCAGTACGTTGAGTCTAAATTCAATTCGTAATTACTTTTTAGAGCAATTTAAAGGAAATAATCAGTCCATCAGAATGCGAATTCTAGAGTTGATATTTAATTTATTTACTTTTCCATTTAGAAAAGCTTGGTCGATTTGGAGTTGTATTTGTTCTTCACATATTATTCCGGCTCTAAGTGTATTACTAATGACAGGAATAGGTATTGTTGGCTCTATGAGATATAAAGAAATTTCGGAGAAAGTATCTCCTGTTTGTGATTCGGCTAAAAATTATTGGATATGCGCTACTAAGGAGTTGTTAATTGGGGAGAGTTTAGTTGTAATTAAATACCTGATTTGGACTGCCATTATTTTAGGATTCTGCTTAGTAACACGGACATATATTAAAGCGAAAACATACTCTGATTCTGTTAAAGAGCTCAGGTATTATTTTTCTTCCTTACCGCCTGGTAATATCATTCAGCATCATAGTCGTGCTTACGTTCAGGCAAACAATATTATTTTTTCCATTCTCGAACTTAATTTGAATGAAGAAGAAAAGCAGGATATTGAATATAAAAAAACAGTAGTTGACTCTATTAAAGCTATATTAAAGATTATTGGGATACTTTTACACGATTTCGAAGCCGAAGGTAGTGGAAAGCGTGACGAGAAATATTCTTTAAACATTATGTTATTTGAAGCTATCGAACGCTTCGGTGATAACCCAACAAGTCAGAGCATTCGATCAAAATTTAAGGGTTTACGGCTATTAGATTCAGGGGGCGTTGAAGATCTTAGAGGCTTTCTTGTTCTTTATAGTGCACTAAGTATCAGAATAATTGGGTCTCGTTTTCTGTCAACACAGATTTCTGATATTGATAATACTATTCCTTGCGGGTTATGTCTCCCTGTTCACAAAAAACATGTAGATTCTTTTGGGGTTATCAATAGCTTACCTGGTGCTCCGACCGCATTTAATCTTCACACTGATCATCCATCAATCGCAATTAAAGATACTCGCTCGAAAGAACTTTGGAAAAGTTGGTTTAAAAAGTGTAATTATAAAACTGAAACTGAAAATGAGATCTTGAAATATTTCTGTGATGAATATGCACCGACTATGGGGTCGTTACTTTCACTGCCAATTACTAATACTTCATCTGAGGTTGATGGCAATTTACTACCAGTCGGAGTTTTAAATATCCATTGTGATCGACGTAGCATGTTACAAACTCATGAAAAGGACTTGGAACTTTTTGTGCCATTGATGAAGCCGTATATTGCCATTTTGGGGCGATTAATAGAAAAGGTTGAAATTGACGATATTTCAAATCTTTCTGGAGATGAATGTGGCTAATTGCCTGTTTCTTGGAGATTATTTGTACTGCCAACTGCATGAAAGCATATTTATGATAGAATTAATTGGTTACGCTATAACTTTAGGAGTGATTGCATGAAGGATGATTTAAAGAAAAAGCTTCAAAAATCGTCAGAGTCCAGAGAAAAAGCCCTTGAAAGAGCTATTGATGGGAGATCGAAGCCGATTACTCGGTTTCGCAAAATGGGCGGGGTGGTCATCTCATAAATTTGAGATTTCTTACCCCTATCTTGAAGCTCGCAATATTTAACTGTGGGCTTAATCATTCGTAATCAATTCTCATTCTAAATATATAAATCAAGCAACCCTATAGGAAGAGCTCTCGAAATTTTTGGGTCAGATGCTACATGCTGACGGAGTTTCACTATGAGTGGAGTGGTACATATCAAAACTATTCAACAACTGTATATGACTGAGGCTCCATATAAATTGTTAATGTTCGTTCATCGTTAATTATTAATTTTATTTCAACCATTGCACGATCACCATCTAAATTTGTAAATTCAAGTGAAAATGTGATATGACGATCTCGAGGATTATTAAAATATTCTTTTTTCACCCAAACACTCACCGTTCTTTGATTTTTTTGCGGCCAATCCGCTTGATCCGATTTGCTCGCGATTGCTATACCTGCTTCTATCATGGTCTCAGAGGGAATAAACTTAACCAGAGATATGTCGGCTCCCTTATTCATAAGACTAAATGTGAAGACCCGATCATTTTCTTGCTGTTTAACACGCGGTTGGTCTAACATGTACAATCTAGGTAAATTTCTCTTTTGTTCGCTCTCTACTTGGGCAGCATAATTTTTAAGATTAATCTCACTTTCAGTTTTAGCTGCTTCAGCGAGTATCTTTTGTTGCTCGACGGATTGTTTAAGCTCTTTTACTTGAAGGCGTAATGCTTCATCTTGTTTTTTCAATGCTTCGGTATTTTGTTTTAATTCCTCTCCTTGTTGAAAATACCCAATAACAAGCCATAGAAAAGCTAGAGGGGCTGATATACCTGCGAAGAAGTCTCCCCATTCATTAAAGGGGCGAGTTGTGAGCGCATCCCAGTTAGCGGTTAAATAGAGGCTCCAAATCAGAACCCAAACTCCAGTTAGTATCCATCCGGCGATTACTTTCTTGCTCATGGCTTTTCCTTTGGCTTTAATTACCGGCTATTTTTTATCTTTTTCTTCAGCAAACTCTTCCATAACTGACCCCACCTTCGAGATACTAGGAGCCTTTCCTACTCTGTGAAAGTGATTAAGGCCCGAGCTGGCTATACTTTCAAAACCGGATTTTGCTACGTATGAAGCAAATGTGTTATTCCCTATCGGTTGGAGCAATCGATGATCTTTTGTTAATTTTTTTGAGCTCGAATCAATTTGCTTAACTAAATCTATAATCATTTGGTCTTTATCTTGGATTAGATTGTGAATTCTGTTACTTTCTTCAGCTGACATTTCCTCTTTGGTTTTTAGCTTCATTTCTAATAAATTCTTTTCGTCTTCGGTATCTTTCAGCGTTTTAGCTAAATTACTTATTTCACCTATCTGTGTTGCGATGTCCAGTTCGGGAAGAATATCGGTCCAATTTTCAATGGAGTTAACGACTTCTTCTTTTAGCAGGTTGCAGAATTCGTTTATTTCTTCGAAATTATTTTGTATTAGCTTGGTTTCGATTGGCGAGTCGCTACTGTTTTCTTTGAAGGTTCGTACGCGAATATCTAACGCTTCAATGTTTCGCAAGAGAAGTTTTAAGTTTCTTACTGCTGACTTTCCCTTTTCTTTAACGATACCGCCGTCATTAATTTCACTCCATTGTTTTGTAACCCTGGCACCAACGATGGTGGAGGAAAGTATGATTAATATGTTGAGTACAGTTGCAAACTTGGGGTCTGGTTGGCCATATGAAAGCCAGAGTAGTGCAAGAACCGCGATGGCGAGAATAAGCGTCCAGGGGTCAAACAACATCGAGCCGAAGAGTTTCCAGCGGTGTGATAGGTCTTTCATGACTAGTCCTTTTATCTCTTTTTGATATTTTTTGTTGTTGTGCAATTAGAAAGCTTAATTTACTAAGTGTCAGCCAGCATTAAAAAAGCAGGAACACCCAATAGACCAAGGCTATAAACATTCCCGAAACTACACCAATAGACTGCAAAGGTTTGTTATCAATATCCATTAGTTTTAAAACGAGAACTTTTCCAGATTTAAGTCTGGGTAAAAATTTAAGCAAGTATGCTCCGATAACGTATATCCAAACCCATATTGAAGTAATAAAGGTTGCGTAGAAATAACTCCCCATACTTATAGAAGCGTTTTTTTCAGATAGAAACAGACCCCGTTGTGTCAAGTTATCGAAGAAATCGTTAATTACCAACCAAAATGAAAACTCATATCGCCCAGAACTAACGAATTCTCCTCCAACATTATATAGTAAGGATAGCCAAATTGTGACTGAAAATAATGCGATTATTGCACTTAAAACAAAATCAATTAACAAGAGAAGTATAATACCTCTTGATTTTGAGGATTTCATTTTATGTATTATAAAACGACTCTGAAGTAGCGAGATATAGTCAGGTAAGACTGAAATTAATAGAATTGAACCAAAGAAATCCAGCAACCAAAAAAAGAAAGATTCTGAATTAATGAACAGTAACTCGAACGGATTGAAATCAATAATTGTGTAGTGCAAGAGTGTAAAAAGTGATATTGCAATAAATGTCGCTAGGGTGCTTCTATAGAGACATTTCAACGATAAGTGTTTATTAGTGAAAACTACATCTAGCAGATTTGAGAATGTATGGGCTAAACTAAAGTTTGTTTTCTCTGCAGACTCGTTCGGAATGATAATATTTGGCTTTTGCCCTTTGAGCCACACTGTGATTTGATTTTTTGAATATTCTGACAAGCTAGATTCGATAGTCTTAAAAAATTTAACTACCGCATAAAATATTGCTAGCCCTGCTCCTAATTGCAGTAACGTATTCATAAGTTCTTTATTATTTTCATATCCCTATAGCTGATTTTAAATACTTTAGCCTACCGCAATTTAAATGTACAGAGTGTTTAAACTGGATAGATTTTCGAATCTCTCGAAGTTGATAACATCAGTTATCCGTAATCAACACTTTCCAATCAAATGGCAGACGAATCACAAAAAGTCGAAATCGCAGTCTTAAAAGAAAAAAACAAAAACCTCGAACAACGAGTAGAAAAGTTAATTGAGGCGGTAGAGCGAAATAACGAGTTTCTAACACGAACAAAAGGAATAGCATTCGGTGCCGCAATAATTATTTCAGCTGTCTGGGGACTCATTCTAGCCGCCTGGAAGTATCTCGGTACTCAGTAGGGATAAGTCGTGCCAATAAGTATCCTACAACAAGCACTCGGGTTAGGGGATAACGACACTCTCCCGACTGGCTTACCAATAGCTGGACCAGATAGAGTATTAGCCGGCGCAGTATTGTGTGAAGGAACAGACCTGGCGGGATTAACAGGGATAACGATTGGTGGCGTCCAGGCAACAATTCATACCGAACTTTTAGCCGGTACGATTGATGTCGTTGGTTTTTACATCAAAGAAGCTGATATACCAAACATCACGGATACCTCGATTGTCTTCCAAGGGGTAACGGTTGCGAGTTCAAGCATCGTCATTATTTCGATTTTATTTGCAGGTGTGGACCAAACGACTACAGTCACTGATTTTGCCGTCGGTGCTCAAAACTCCACACAGGACGCAACCTACGTTCTAGATGAAATTGAAAATGGAATGGCAATTGCGTTCGTAGGTTGTTCAAAGGCGACCGGAACTGCCTGGACATTCGGAAGTTATACGCAAGTCGCGGGTGATTCTGCGCCTCAGTGGACACAGGGAACAAATACATCAGGCGTTGCGGCGATTAAAGTATTAACTGCTGATGCGACGAACGTAAGCAACACAATTCAAAGCGGGTTAGCCACTGATAAAGTGGGCTGGTTCGCAATGGTCTTAAATGCGGCGCCAGGAGGGGGTGATACGACAGCGCCAGTCTTAACTAACCCGACAGCGAGCACTGTAACTGCAGATGGTGTTACACCACAGGCAATCACAGATGAAGGTAACGGCACGGCTTATATAGTTGTTGTTCCCGATGGCGATGTTCCAAGTATTGCGCAAATCAAAGCAGGCCAACAAAGCAACGGAACGGCGGCAATAGCAGCTGAGAATCTAGCAATATTATCAACTGGCGTTATCAGTTTTACACCAGTTACCGGCTTATCAGAATCCACTAACTACGAACTCTTTTTTGTCCACACTGATGCCGCTGCTAATGACAGTCTGGCAGAAACCGTTGGATTCACAACTGGTGGTTCTGGCGGTGGAGGGGGAGGCGGTGGAACCAGTAACATCGGCGGCATTAACTTAGCGGCTTATACGCCGGTCGGAATAGTTCAAGAATTCCCTCACCCTGATGGCAATAGCTCGGGTGTTGGTGTTGATATTGAAAACGGCAGGATAGGTGTCATTCGTAACGGCGCCAGAGAATTACATGAGTATGCGATTGGAGACTACAGTACAACCATTCGAACCGTAAGTATCAATGGTCTCGATAATGGTTCAGACTCCGAATCTATTACTTATATGGGTAATGGAGAAATTGCAGTCGGTACCGAAGACGGCGGCGCCTATAAAATCCATATTCTGGATTTGCCGACCGGCACAGTTGATATTTCAATTGGTGCAAAACAATCTTTGACTCTCGCAGAACCAGGTATCGATAACAATAGTGGGTTAGAGGGATTAACTTACGACAAAGTAAATAAGGTATTTTATGGGGTAGGTGAGGGACAGCAGGTTAATACGCCAAGAAAATTTTTCAAAGTTATCAGACCGACGAATACAACAACCGATTACACATACACCGATCCAGAATTAGTTGTCACCGAGCCTTTTGATCCCGAAGTCACATTTGCTATCCTGGGGGCGACCGGAGAACAGTTTGATTTAAGTGGATGCTCATTCGACGATAAAACCGGACGAATAATTATTCAAAGTCATACAGGCGGCAAAGCCATTGAGGTCGATGTTGAGACAGGGGTCTATTATTCGGAGGTCGACACTTCTGTCAATCCACAGGCTGAAGGGGTAGAAATCTTACCGGATCGCAGCATTATCATTATTAGTGAAGGTCGGCATTACCTCCAGTACATTCCACCGCCCGCACCGGTGATTAATCAGCCGCCTCACGCAACAGTAGCCCTGGGCAACACATTTTCGTATACACCGACTCTCTCAGCTGGCTCCGATGTTTTCTGGTTCAAGGAGTACGGTCCAGATAGTATGCAGGTTAATCCAGAAACAGGGGAAATTACCTGGGATACAACGGGATTCCCAAGGGGGCAGGGTATTCCGATTGCAATCGGTTGTTCAAACGAATGGGGAGAAGACACCAAATGGTTTGTGCTCCACGTTGATAACACCGGCACGTCAAAACTTGTTGTACTTGGTACAGATACCACATCATCTAATATTCGAATTGGTGCACTTGAAGCGATTTTTGCCAGCGGCGATACATTAGCTGTTCCCGGTGGGCTTTATTATGCGTCGGTATCAGCTAATGGAAGTTTTGAGAATTCTTTCGCTGATAGTTTTGGCGGCGATATACCTGCCGGCACTGCTAATCAACTAACAACAATATGCGGTGCCGGTGAGGTTATTGTTGACTCGAGTCCTCATGATGCGATCCCTAGACAAGATGAATGTTTAGAAATTCTGGCTAACCAGGCGACGATTAAATCATTTGTTAAATTCGCTTCAATGGAATTCACTGGCGCAAACCGCCAGGCGATATTAAACGCCGCTGCGAGTAACGTACTCGAATTAGTGGGTGCAACTGATAGCGGGTACGCTCAGAATCCAACAACTTTCACAGAAGCTGATGCTTCCTATGGCTCAGTAGCTTCAGGTTACATGCAGGGTAATGGTTCGGTTTATGAGCACTGTTTTGCGTTCGGACAATTTCGGTATGGCCTGCAATTTGGGAATGTGATTTCAGATACTTTGATGTCACGTTGTCTAGTGCGCCCAGATGAATATCACGGTGACCAACCTCGTGGAGCAATTACCCATTATTCAACCGAAGGAAGCGGCGTATTCTCAAACCTTGTTGTTGACGGTGACCAGGAACACCTATCGCCGTTTTACTCAAATTATGCAGGGGCTTTTGCTTTCCCAGCGACGGGTAACGAAGCATTCCCTAATAACCAGGTATTTCATGGCAACCTAAGCCTCAATACCCATATGGTGCCATTCACTGCTGATGGTTCTGCAGGCACAAGTATTATCAATGCAAGTCATTTCGTGGTCATCGACTCCACCAATACGATAACGCCACAAACAGGCGCAACAAGCCCGGCAATCATTAATTCAAATTCAGTTCTTAATCTGGACAACGCCAGCTTTGATAAAAATAGCACCTGGAATGATGAGGTCATGGCGGGTTCAAATGGATTTATCAGAGCGGGTGATTCAACTAACGATATTACGATTACTAAATCAATATTCAGCCAGGGCGGTTGGAGTGTGTCAGCGACAATTGATGTCGGACCACTACTAAATGCAACCGGCGGAACGTCCGGCAGTGCCTTCACTGATAACAATGTTTATGATTTTAAAGGCACAATCGACGCCAGCGGTGCTTATACGGTTAGCGGAACCATAACGACCGACCCCCATGCGAACGGCTGGGATTATCCGACAAGAATTGAAGAAGGTTCACCACTGGCGCTATCTGGCCACGGTGCAGACCTGACGAAATTTAAATGTCCATCACATGTAATGCCAGGCGATCCAGGTTGGCAGACAGCAACCAACAGATGGGCATGGCCATACCCGGCAGAGACTCGTATTCGAGAAAGAATGCGTCAGTATGGGAAAACGAATCTACCAGTCAGAAACCCGGTTCACACTCAAAACCCCACGCAGTTTGATGGAGTGATTTCGGGTGCCAGAGGTTTTTGCGCTGATGGAGAATCATTATCTGATTATATTTGGGGATACTTTGGCAGAACGGTACCACCTTTAAGAGTCGCAGCCTCAACAACTGCAGCAGATGAAATCACATTCAGGATAGGAAGATACCGTTCGGATAGAGGTTATCGAATAACAAAATTTAACGTCTACGAAACTGGCGACATGGTAAATCCAGTTTTAAGTTTCTCGGGATTGAAAGGGGTTCTAACAGGCGTTGCAGATGGAAATTATGAGTATGTAATTCGCGCGGTCGATGCAACTAAAATATCGGCCTTTGGTGCAAACGAATCTGGTGAGTCCGGCAACTCGGATAAAATAACTATAAATGTCGGACCCGCCGGACCAGACACAACACCTAACGCTTTTTCTTTCATCGACCAGACCGACATAGCGTTAAGTACTCAGGTTGAATCTAATGTAATCACAGTCTCAGGTATCGACACACCAGCATCAATTTCAATTACATCATCAGCCGGCATGGAATACCGGATTAATGCCGGGGCTTACACTACCACGGCGGGCACAGTAAACAATGGTGACACCGTTCAATTACGAGTCACGAGCTCTGCAGCAAACAGCACGTCAGTTAATGGAACGCTTAATATCGGGGGAGTGGCAGACCAATGGGATGTAACAACTATTGGCGCCGCAGATACAACACCAGACGCATTTACATTCACTGACCAAACCGGTGTTAACTTATCGAGCCAGATTATTTCAGATGAAATTACGATTGCAGGCATAAACGCAGTGGCATCAATTAGTATCACGGGAGCAGGTGAATTCAGTATTGACGGCGGCGCTTACACGAACGTCGCAACAACCATTAACAATGGCCAAACGGTAAGACTCAGACAAACAAGCTCCACTATCAACAGCACGGAAACAACAGTCACTCTCGACGTCGGCGGAGTAACCGATATTTGGTCGGTTACAACGCTACCTGCAAGTGCCGCAGAACTCGACGAGTACACACCAGGTATATCAATCAAAATAGGAATCAGCTTATGAGCAACGCAACAGAACCCCCACGCAAATGGAAAGCAATCGTTCCGCACGACACTAATCGCTTAGAAGTAGCAGTCAGAGCGCTTTACTTTAATGGCGCAGGCAATGTCGTCCTAGAAGACGCAGACGGAAACACTGAAACATTCACAGTCGCGGCAGGCCAGGTACTTGTTGCACAACCTAAGAGAGTTCATGCGACCGGCACAACTGTGGCTGGTATTATTGGGATGGCGTGAGACTAATTGTTTGGTATTTTTTTAATCCAACCTTGCATTTACGGGGGATATTAGTTTAATTGTAAAGAACCGAGAATCAAGGCAAAAATAAAAATGGTGATTTTATTGGAATTGAAGGGCTTGTTACAAACTGCACTTCCTATGGTTGCATTATTAATTTCTCTTACGGCTCTGATTATCACAACACGCAATTTCAAAAGAAAATCAGGAGTATATGTGCGTGGGACTTATTGCATTGTAATGGGAGGCCCCGTTCCATATGTCGGAAATATTGTACTAGAAAACCTCAAAGATCGTACTGTCATCATTTTTGAAATCTATTTAAAAGTAGGACAGAATTACTATATCAAGTTAGAAGATTTTACGGGAAACCCGAAAATATTAAAGCCTTTTGAAGTTTTCTCAAATAGTTACGACCCACCTGATTTTTACAGCTGTAGTGTGGACAGAATCAATCTGAACAAATTGATGGGATATGACGGAAAGAGAAATTTAGTCTTAGCGACATCCCAAGGAAAATATGAGGTTGGTGAATTTATTAATAAATGGGAGCCGATTCAAGAGCATCTCTCGAGTAACTCTTTGACCGTCGAAGTTCTTCCTCAAGCGTTTGAGTTTAGAAGTGTGCGATGCACTTTGAACGTAATATTTCTTGTCGAAATTATATTTAAAGATAAAGAAGTCGAAAAAGTAACAATTCGCTCTACAGATAAGGTAGTTAATATTTTGGGTGGATTCCCCCTGAGTAAACAGGAGCTTGAATCAAAAGATAAATTGCAATCCTATCTAGTTAATAAATTGGCTGAAAAGAATGTCAAATATTCCAAATTGGTTGTTCATGACATCGCTAAAATTAGAGCTCAATACTATGGGGATTTTTACAATTATGAGTTCGATGCATACCATTACAATTGGATTGAATATCGTGTTTGGGGGCCGATTCAGACAAAGTTTAATGATTTTTTACTCTTTCTAGAGAATCGGCAATATCGTTCATCAAGCAAAATAGGCTGGAGAGTCTTTGTTTTATTGTTAATTTTTCTAATCAACTTAAGTTTGTATAAATGTGTGGCTAATTTAACTTAGAATAATGAGCATAAGAACATGGGCGTATTGGTTTTGATAAAACAACCAATTTTATGATAATTTGAAACATCACCGGAACTTATTTACCAGATTTTAGCAATTGTTTTGCAAGTTCGACTGCTTGGTCGGAAGGGGCCTTATGTGCTTTGGAATAGTCAAGGTCATCCGGCGAAGTTAATTTTACAAGTTCTTCAAAAGTTAAATTATCAATTCGCTTGCTGAGTTGTAAGGCGTCAGCTCTGCCATCGTAAAATGCAGCAAGTCGAGTACTGTACTTATAAAGAGAAACCAGTATTTGAACCAAAAACAAGAGCATAAAAACAGCTCCAACCCTAGTACTTAGTGCTGAAATCTCGGAGGAACTCCAACCCTTCGCTTGCTGCTCAATTTGGACTTTTGCCAAATGGCTGTTTAACTGCGGCGCAAGAATATTATTTAGATCTTTGTTAAGCTTATCTGTAAGAGCTCGTTCAATTTTCAATGGAAGTGGGACTCTACCATATTTAGTTTCCTCCAATTTCTGAATAAAGGCTGTATCATCGATAACAATTTCACTCTTGTTCATCATAGAGGTGATCACTGATTCGGATATTTTTTGTATAAATTGGGTAGTCTCATAGTTTCTAGACATTTGAGTTGTCTTTCGTGCAATCGAATCTGCATAAATGTATATTTGTGCTCCTCCAAGTAATGTGACAAATATAAATACCAATATTATTCGAGCCGCAAAAGTTAATCGTTTTGCTCGAATCCTAAATAAACTAACCAGATAAGCGATAGTTTTGTTTCCTGATTCGGTTTTTATGCCTCCAAGTGTTATTTTCTTTATAGATCGTATAAAAATCGCTCTAATTATGAAATAGGGCGACGCAAAAAAGACAAAAACTAGCGATCCCGCGAATGAGCTTGATATTGTTGGTTTGTAGGATTCTGTATAACCATAGATGAATCCTGCAATGATAAGCGTGAGTAATAAAGCGACATCAAAAATATACTTTTTAATTATCATTTCAGAATCCCTTCTTGAGCTTAATAACTCAAAGTTTAGTTTACGGGATGTTATTTCGCTATCAATTGGATAGATTTTTCTCTCAAACAAATCTCGTAAAATCTCGGGATGACCTCAAAATCCCAGAAACTCACCAAAAAACAAGAACTTTTCGTTCAAAATTACCTGGCTAATGGCTGCAATGGCGTACAAGCGGCTAAAAGTGCGGGTTATAAAGGCTCGGATAATACGCTGGCATCAGTAGCCAAAGAAAACCTACGAAAACCCCACATCGCAGAAAAAATCGAAGCCGAGCAAAACAAACTCAAAGAAGACCTTCATATTACCGCCGAATGGAAGCGTGAAAAGCTTCGCGAAGTCATCGAGCGTTGCCTTCAAGCAGAGCCCGTGATGATAAAGGTTGAGGGTGAATGGACTGAAACCGGTGAATACCAATTCGACGGCAAAACCGCAGTTGGAGCAATTGCTGAGCTCAACAAAATGGACGGTGATTTAGCAGCGATAAAAATTCGCTCCAAGAACGAGCATGTCTTTGTTGATCACGTTGAAAAACTTCAGAAAGCCAGGGAGAGGGCAAAGAATCGTGACTAGTATCGTCTGGGATGGAAAATCATTGGCTGGCGATGGTCGACTCACTGTCAACGGTTACATAGTTGATTCATATTTTTCAAAGGTTAGAAAGATAAATGCCAATTTGCGCGGTGAAAGAGTTATTGCTATTGGTTTATCTGGGGATGCGGACGCACATCATTATATAGAGAGCTGGATCAAAAATGATTGCCTTGATGATTTACCGGATTGCATGGAGATAGGTGGGATTATTGTCACTGAAAGTAAAGCGTATTCATTTTGTGACGATTCAAATGGCAGGCTTTGTCTTATTAACGACAGTTTTGCTGTAGGTTCCGGCGCTCCCCTCTGTTTATCAGCTCTTAAATTAGGGTTAAACGCGAAAGAAGCAGTTAAGCACGCGGCATCTATTGATGTCTACACCGGCGGTAGAGTTAGGAGTATTTGTTGTCGTGAGTGAATACGCTGAAGCCGTCGATTTTGAAAAGCAGCTTCTTGAAGATGTTTCGGAATTCTATTTCGATTTATACGGGCTCGTCATGTACCTGTTTCCCTGGGGCGAGAAGGGGACATTGCTTGAAAAACATGATGGTCCAGATGAATGGCAAAAGGAACTGCTCGACGATATTGGTGCGCAATTAAAAGAAGGAAAATCAGTCCAGGAAGCCATTTCGAGCGGCCATGGAATTGGCAAAAGTTGTGAGTGTGCGTGGATAATTATTACGTTAATGTCATTGCGACCGCATTTGAATGGTGTGGTCACTGCAAATACCCAAGCTCAACTTTCGAGTAAAACATGGAAAGAACTCGCTGTCTGGCACAAGCTCGCGCTTAATAATCACTGGTTTAAATGGACCGCAACTAAATTTTCTCACGTTCAACATCCTGAAACCTGGTTTGTTCAAGCAATCCCCCAGTCAGAAAATAACCCTGAGGCTTTCGCCGGTCTTCATGCTGAATACGTGCTCATTATTTACGATGAAGCGAGCGCGATCCCTGATTGCATTTGGGAAGTGTCCGAAGGGGCTATGACCACACCAGAGGCTGTTTGGGTTGCATTCGGAAACCCAACGCGTAATAGCGGGAGATTTAGAAACTGTTTTCCTGGTGGTAAATTCGCGCATCGTTGGGGCCACAAAAAAATCGATTCTCGCACCGCGAAAATGACCGATAAGAAAAAAATTAATGGGTGGTTAGAGGATTATGGCGAAGACTCTGACTTTTTCCGTATTCGTGTTCGCGGTGAATTCCCACGAGCTGGCAGCAATCAGTTTATTGGCTCCGACATCGTGCTTGAAGCACAGCAAAGACAGCTTGAACTCAGAGAATATATTTCCTATCGAAAACTGATGGGGGTTGATGTCGCTCGGTTCGGTGATGACCGCTCTGTCATTACCATTCGGCAGGGAATGAAGATGTTTGATCCAAATATTTATCGCGGAATGGATAACATGGAACTCGCTGGAAAAGTCGTTGAACTCTATCGAGAGCATCAGCCATATGCAATTTACGTCGATGGAATTGGTAACGGTTCGGGAGTAGTTGACAGGCTCAGACAATTAGGTCTACCAGTTGTTGATGTTGTTGTCTCAAATGCTGCGACAAAACCACGCGAGTATGCAAACTTACGCGCGGAAATCTGGGGAGAAATGCGCGCCTGGTTAAAGCAAGGTGCAGATATTATTTTCACCGATGAAATGTCAGATGATCTCGTTTATCTAGAGTACGGTTACAACAACAAAATGCAAATTCAGCTCGAATCCAAAAAAGACCTAAAAGAAAGAGTTGGTTTTTCTCCAGACCTTGCAGAATCACTTGCACTTACTTTTGCACCATTCAAACCAATGGTAAATGTCCAAAATCAAGACTTACTTGCGCGTCAAATGCGCCAGCAAAACATTAGTAACAAAGGGTGGACCTAATGGAACAATATATTCAATTTGATGCCACGGATTTAAAAAGAGCGCTTCAAAACGCATTTGCTCCAGTTGCTCGAAATCATCATGGAAGACTTGATGAGAAAGCAACTTTTAGAAATGTAGAGGTTCTCCAAGGAAAAGGAAATAAGGAAGGGCGACTGAGAATTCAATTTATTGCCGAAGGTGATTTCGGTATCAAGTTTGAAGTCGAGGTTGTTGAGTTAATGAAAGATTATCAGAAATATATTGATGGCGTGATGGAAGATTTAGCCAATGCGCTATTGGATGCGAAGCAAAATCGCAAGAAAGAAAAACCAATCATTTTATTGCATTAATTGGTGAGCATAATGATAAACGATGAAGGTTACAACCAAGGTTCTGTGATAGTTAAAAGTGCAGGGCAGTTAGAACAAGAGCAAAAACAAGTTGATAAAAATTACGCTGCTTCTAAAAGGCTCGAAGACCGTATCAATGAAATTCAAGAAAGCCGGTTAGCTGCGCATATTAGAACCGTTTGGGAGCAAAATAAACGCGCAAGATTCAAAATTAATGACCGGTTAATTAATTGCATGCAGCTTCGCAAGGGCGTTTACGATACTGAAACATTGAGCGCAATCAAGGACATGGGCGGCAGTGACATTTTCATGAAAATTACTGCTACTAAGTGTCGTTCTGCAAGCGCCTGGGTTAAAGATATTATTCTTCCTACGAATGACAAAGCATGGGCATTAAAACCAACACCGATTGCTGATATTCCCGAAGAAAAAGTAAAAGAAATAGAATCAGCTGCGGAAGAACAGGTCGCGTATAAATTCCAAAATGAATTGATGAAATTGCAGAAGGCAGGTGAGCAAATAACGCCAGAGTTAGAAGCTCAGATGGCGATGGAAGCCGAAAAGGAAATGAATCGACTGAGAAAAGAGGTAACTAACGAAGTTCAAAAGGAAGCAAAGAAAGCGTCTGGAAAAATGGAAACAAAAATTGAAGACCAGCTTGCTGAAGGCGGATGGGCTCAAGCAATGGAAGAATTCATTGAAGACTTTGTGACCTTTCCATCGGCAATCCTTAAAGGACCAATTAACAGGAAACGAAAAACTTTAAAATGGCAGGGGGCAAAGCCTGTTGTTCATGAAGAAACAATACCAACCTATGAGCGCACAAGTCCGTTTGACATTTACCCAAGCCCAGACGCCAGTGAAACAAATCAAGGGGATTTGATTGAACATCTTCGACTGCGTAGAGGCGATATTTATGCACTAAAAGGAGTTGAAGGCTACAACGATAATGAAATTGACGCGGTTCTCGATGAATACGGTCAATCTGGTTTGAAGGAATGGTTGTTTGGTGAAAATGAACGTCGTGAATTAGAAGATAAAAACCTTTGGAATAGCTCAGATATTCTCATTGATGGCCTGCATTTTTGGGGAAGCGTCCAGGGTAAAATGCTACTTGAATGGGGTTACAGTATTGAAAAAGTTAAAGACCCTTTAGCAGAGTATGAAATCGATGGGATACTAATTGGTAGTCACGTCATCAGGGCGGTAATTAATCCCGATCCTCTATCTCGTAGACCATATCACAAGGCAAGCTTCCAGCGCGTTCAAGGCTCTTGGTGGGGAATGTCTCCGCCGGAATTAATGGAAGATATTCAAAGAACTTGTAATGCGACTGCGCGAGCTCTTATCAACAACATGGGAATGGCAAGTGGCCCGATGGTCGGTATTAATACTTCTCGTATGGCGCCAGGTGACGTTCCCCAGGTTCGTCCGTGGGCGCAATTTAGATTCCAGAGCGATCCAACTGGAATGGGTAACAAAGCAGATCCGCCTCTTTATTTTTTCCAGCCGCAATCTAATGCAGGCGAACTCCTCAAAATCTATAACGAGTTTGAAGTGAAAGCGGATGACGCAACCAATATCCCTCGATACATGTATGGCAATGAGAAAGTGGGCGGAGCGGGGCAAACCTTTGGCGGTCTTGAGTTATTAATGGACGCGGCAAGTAAAGGAATTAAGTCTGCGATAAGACATGTCGATCGCTACGTATTGCGACCAGCCATCGAAATGATTTGGTACCACAACATGGTGAACAATGATGATCCGGAAATCATGGGGGATACAAAAGTTATTGCTGCAGGCGTCAATGGCATTATTGCAAAAGATCAACAACATGCTCGCCGTCTTGAGTTACTGGATAGAACTGCGAATCCTCTTGATATGGAGATTATTAAAAAGACTGGGCGCCGAGACATCTTAGAAAAAGTCTTTGAGCATATGGAAATGGATGGGATTGTTCCTGGTAAAGAGGAATTTGAAGAAGAAGAAAACAGCGAGAAACCGCCCAGTCCTGAGCAACAAAAGCAAATCTTCGAAATGAAGAAGGCAGAAGCGGAGGCCAAGGCCAGCGAAATTAAGTTAGCCATGGCCGAACTAGAATTTAAACGAATGCAGGAGGCTGCGTGATGTTTGATAATGTTACTCAAGAGCAAAAAGCTGCAATCAAAGCCTTGCAATCGAAACCAGAAATGAGGCTTTTGCTAGACGCTATAGAGCTGGCGCAAAAGGAAACTGATCTCGCGTTAAGGAAAGTTGATGCCGAAAACTTCCAAAAACTTCAGGGAAAAGCGCTTGCTCTCCAACATGTATCCAGTTTTTTGACAACTTAATTTCAACAAATAGAATCTTCAGTAACGCAATACTGCGTTTATCGAATCACAACGGTTAATCTCGACGAAATGTTCGCGACATCTAATCGAACCATTACGACTTGTACTCGGAGCAAATATGGGTTTACCAAAGCACGTCGTAGCTCAACAAAAAGCTGTTGAATCCTACGAAGCAAAGATTAAGAAAGAGCAAGAGCCGGTTAAGGAACCTGAAAAAAAGGAACCTGAAGCGAAAGAACCGGAACAAGCTGAAAAAACACCAACTCAGGTTAAGACAGACGATAAATCTGACCCTCGTCACGCGGACGTGGAGTACTGGAAAAATCGCTGCAATGTGATGCTCGGCAAATACAATGCCGAAACCAGACAGCTTAATGCAAAAATTCAGTCCCTTGAAAAACAGGTTGAATTGTTGAGCAAAAAACCTGAATCGAGCGAATTAATTAGTCCCGACAAAAAGACAGAATTTGGCGAATACGCCGATTTGGTTGAAGAGACAATCAGCAAAACTCAACAGGAAACCAATCAAAAACTAGCGGAACAGCAAGCAACAATAGATTCAATGAATGCACAAAACGCTGCAAATGCAGAGCAAACATTCATCGAAAAACTGAGCGCACAAGTTCCCGATTGGCAGCGAATTAACGCAAGTGATGAGTTTAATGACTGGCTTGACCAGGTCGATCCGTTAAGTGGCCATGACTACCGCACTTTACTGCAAGAAGCAGATAGAAATCAGGATATTAATCGCGTGGTTTTCTTTTTCAATAAATTTGGTGAATCAGGCAAGCAATCAGCTTCAACAGACAATGAAGTTAGCGAGAACGCTAAAGATAATGAGTCATTGTCTAACGAATCTGTGCTGCCTGAACAACGTCAAGGTGGGAATCAAAACGATCCACATGATGGTTATATGACCAGACAGGATATTGATACTTTTTACAAAGATGTTGCACGTGGTAAGTACAGAGGTCGAGAAGATGAAGTTGATGCTATGGAACAAAAAATTGCCCAGGCATCGAAACACGGTCGAATCATTTAAACCGAAATAAAACGAAAGCCTGGCCATAGAATAAAGGTTATCCAATATGGCAGGTCCAAATAGAGATCCCGGCTGGCCGGATATTAGCTCAACGAGTGCCAGCAAGTTTATCCCACAGATTTGGAGTGGGAAGTTAGTCACCAAGTTTTATGCAACAACCATGTTCGCGCAAATTGCGAACACTGATTACGAAGGCGAAATCAAAGCGCTAGGTGATACCGTAATCATCCGAACCGTACCAAATATTACTATCAGTGATTATGTTATTGGTGCCGGATTAACTTACCAGAAACCAACAAGCCCGTCGGTCGAACTATCGATCGATAAAGCCAAGTCGTTTGCATTTGAGTGCAATGACATTGAGACCCATCAATCTGATTTACAGTTGATGAATGATTGGTCGAATGATGCTACCGAACAGATGCGTATCGTCATCGATACCGATATTTTGTCAAATATCTATGTCGATGCTGATGTTGCTAACTCAGGCCAAACAGCAGGTAAAATTTCCGGTTCTTTTGATCTCGGTGCAGTAGGTGGTAATTCGGTTCAGTTGACTAAAGCCAACATTATCGACTTCTTAGTCGATGTCGGCACGGTTATGGATGAACAGAATCTTCCTGACTCTGAACGATGGATCGGACTACCTTCCTGGGCTTGCGGCATGATCAAAAAGTCCGATCTAAAAGACGCGAGTATTGCCGGTGATGCGAAATCTATTTTGCGTACTGGCAATATCGGAATGATTGACCGTTTGCACATTTACCGTAATAACAATATTGCGACTGCAGTTGATGGTGCAAACACTGTTTATCACTCAGTTGCTGGTCACAAATCGGCGCTTACCTTCGCGTCTCAAATGGTCAAAATGGAAGATGTTGCTAATCCATTTGATTTTGGTCGACTAGTTCGCGGCTTGAACGTTTACGGCTACAAGGTAATAAAGCCTGAGTCTTTACTTCACTGTGTAATCCGTCGGTAATTGTACATTTCCCCATCTTCTGGATGGGGATTTTTCGTTTTTTAAAATAGGTAATTTCAAATGACTAAGTCAAAATCAAAGACCGCTGATAAGAAAGTTTCTGATGCAGCAGAAGACTTTTTGAAAGAGCAAGAAGAAGCGCTTGATGCACGAGCAAAGTTGCTTGATGAGCAGGAAAAAGCAATCGGATCCGAAAAGGAAAAAGTCACAGCTGAACGTAAAGCGCTGGAAGATGAAAAAGCAAGAGTTCAGGAAGAACAAGCACTGTTAAATACTGAAAGAAACGCTTTGCAACAGGCTAGAGCAGCACTGGAAATGGAACGTGATGCATTGGAAAAAGGTAAACAACACACACCATTGCTTTCTGATGATCCTGACTTTGTTCCGCCTCCGTATCTTAAGTGTGTGAAAACAGGTCGTTTCTTTGCGTATACGCCAGCGTTAGCTAAGCAGGGTGCACGATTTGTTGCGGCCACTGCGGAAGAAGTAGCTGCAGGCTAAGATAAATGGCGTCATTCGATAGCCTGGTTTTACGCGTTAAACAAGAATGTCCTTCACTGATGGATATTACTGCGACTTCTGCGGTTAGAGATGCTGTGAGGGAATTCTTGCGTTCGACGGAAGTTTGGCAAACAGAAATTGAATACACATTACCAGGTAATACCGCTTTTCTCGATTTATCGACATTGTTGCCAACTGATGCAGAAGTCATGCGAATTTCTTCAGCGTTTGCTGCGGGTATTCCGTTACGCAAGGCAACCCCAGATACTCTTCTTAAAGCAAAAAATCGTTTCGTTAGTTCCTCAACTCCGAGATTAATTTTACAACGACTATTAACTTTCGAAGTTTTTCCGGTTAATAGTGTGGCGACAGAAATAAAACTCAACGTCATTCTCAGGCCAAGCAAGTCATCAAATTATATCGATGATGCAGTTCTAGATGAGTGGGAGGAGGGATTTGCTGCGGCGACACTATTTAAGCTAATGATGCAGCCTAAGAAACCATGGACAAATCCAGAAAGTGCGAGTTTTTATCGAGGAAGGTATTTTACCAATCTATCTCAAGCAAAAGGTCAGGCGCTTACCGCGAACGGTGCAGAACAACAGCAGTTCAACAAATTTATTTAGGTGAATCATGGCGACTATTTTTGCAAGAAAACTCATCAGTGATGCTCTTGGTTTATTACATGACACTGGTGTCCGATGGCCAAAGCAACAATTATTAGATTGGCTAAATGCAGGTCAAAGAGAAGTCTGTTTGAAGCGTCCCGATGCTTTGACTGTTAATGATGTATTTTCGGCACAACCGAATTCTAAACAAACTTTGCCAGCTGATGGATTACGGTTAATTGATGTGGTAAATGATGCGACAACCAATAAAATCATTCGTTTTGTTGATCGGGACATCATCGATGTTCATGTTATTGATTGGCATGGAGCTCAAGGTGATCCCGAGCAATATGTTTATGATTTACGAGATCCGAAAAACTTCTATTTGTATCCGCATCCGACCGTCCCCAGAAATATCAATATCATTTATGCAAAGGCGCCAACAGCAATTATCATATCGGATTTCGATACGGACAACCAAACTATCGAGATCGATGATATTTACGCGAACGCTATTTTAGATTACATGCTTTACCGAGCTTACATCAAGGATTCGGAAGTAAAAGATCCCGGTAAGGCAAACACTCATTACACCGCTTTCTTACAAAGTCTAGGGGAAAAAATTTCGATTGATTCTGCGATCCATCCGGCGGCAGCGAAAGGCAAATAGTGAACGATGACGAGGATCAGAATCAATTCTTTCGGAGGTATTGCGCCACGACAAGACCCATTAAAACTCCGTGGTGATCAAGCACAGGTTGCAAACAACTGCCGCCTATTCTCTGGCTCCCTGGAATCATGGAGAGAGTCGATCGATGATGTTAATCTTCCATCAATACCTACAACGATTTTTCGTTATGCCGCTAATCAGTGGTTACAATGGAATTCTGACGTTGATGTGGTACGTTCTCCTGTACCTGATGATCAGTTTGGTCGTGTTTATTGGACTGGTGATGGTGATCCTAAAATGGGCGTCGCTGGAGAAATAAACGCCGCCTCACCTTATCCAACTGATAGTTACACTCTTGGAATACCAGCACCGGCCACGAAACCAAGTGGTGCTCTTAATGCACATTCAAATCCTGCCTCAGGTGCTAGCGAGGAAGAACAAAGAACGGTCTTCTATGTGTTTACCTATGTTTCAGCATACGGTGAAGAAGGTCCGCCAAGTCCAATTTCTGATGAATTTGAACCAAACGAATTGCAACGAGTGGATTTATCAAACCTGGTTAATCCAGGTGCTGGTGATCACAATATTACAACTAAAAGGATTTACCGAACCTTAGAAGGTGAATATGTTTTTGTAGCAGATATTCCTCTTGCTCAAACGACCTATATTGATGAAATAAAAGATTCTGAAACAGGCGGTCCGTTAGTCAGTGAAGAGTGGTATTCGCCAAGTGCAACTCTTGAAGGGTTAATCTCTTTACCTAATGGTGTTTTAGCTGGTTTCAAAGGCAACGAAATTCGGCTGAGTGAACCCTATGTCCCACATGCTTGGCCCCCGAGTTATTCGCTTACGGTAGATTATGAAATTGTAGGGCTGGCAAAACTTAACTCTTCAATTGTAGTTCTAACAAAAGGCTTTCCTTACATCTCTCACGGGATCCATCCGAGTGCTTACTCGTTGGAAGCCATCGAAATTAACCAAGCATGCATCTCTAAAAAATCGATTGTCGAGGCGGGGAGTTCGGTGTTATACGCGTCACCTGATGGGCTTGTGAGAATTTCGGGTGGGGCGAGTGTACTGACTGAGCCATTGATGAAAAAAAAGGAATGGCAAGCTCTAAATCCTTCGAGCATCGTTGGCGTTTTTCATGATCAACGCTACTACGGTTTTTATGATGCGACTGCAAACGGCGGTTTCAAAGCTGGATTTATTATCGATCCAACAGAGCCGCAGGCCGGCTTAACTCAACTCACGCAATATTCGGAATGTTTATATTTAGATCTTGAAGAAGATTCAATTTTCTTTACTGAAGAAAACTCGACACAAATCAAAATATGGGATGAAGCACTAACACTACAAACTTATACCTGGCGATCAAAAGTATTTGTGACACCGAGACCGGTCAATTTTGGTTGGTTGGAAATTAGAGCGAGAGGGTACCCAGTTAACTTCAAAGTTTTTGCTGATGGCAACAACGTATTTGAGGGTACGATAACTAGTCGCGACGCCATTCGAATGCCTGCGGGATTTCTTGCCGATGAATGGGAAATTGAAGTCTCTGGAACCGAACGGATTAACAGTATTACATTAGCGCAATCAGCGAGAGAGTTGCGCGATGGTTAAAGTCAAACGGTTACCGGCTATTCCAGCTGTTGGTGGTTCGGTACCAAAGTCATTGCATCCAATTTTAAATGCAATCAGAAGCAACTTAAATCAAATGAACGGGCAGGTTGGCAATGATCCTCTTGTCTCACTATCGGAATTAACCAATCGATTATCACTCATCAATGACAACGACTCGTCGAGCAATATTTCGTCGGTGAATTTTTTTGAGGACTGGAGTTCTCGATCTTCGAAAGATTGGCATGAATACCTTGGCGACACCAATATTTCATTTCCACAGAATGGTGAAGTTGGTGGGCATGTATTAAATGCCAGCGGATACACCTGGCGGATCCATAAAGATTTGATCCCCTACAATGCTGAATGGATTTATCGAGTGAGCTGCAGAATCCGCAGAACCGTTGCAGCAACAGATCCATTAAAAGAAAGAGTTTTCGCTGGTATTACGGGTGTTAGCTCAGATGGTCGCACGTTAATTAATGTCAATGGCACTGATACGTTTTCGTCTCAACATTATGCCGCAACCAGTGGTTTTGATATGAGTCAGGTTCCAATAGGAGAGTGGCAAACTTTCAACGGCTGGTTTTCTGGGTATGGCGTTTTTACATCTAATACGGAAACAAACCCAACACCATTGACAGCTGGTATCGCGTACATTCGCCCAACTTTCATCTTAAATTATAATGGTGGTGATGGTGAAATGGAGTGCGACTTTTTTTCAATTGAGTCGGTTTCAAGAGGCGCCATTGGTGCAGATGGTGTTGATGGAAAGTCCGTCGCCCAACTCACTATCTATCGTCGTGCAGCTTCTCAACCAGCCACACCGGTAGGTGGTAGTTATAATTTTAATACCGACATAATTGGAGCCCCAACAAATTGGTCAGCTAGTATTCCGCCAGGAACTGATCCTTTATATGCATCGGTTGGTATCGCGTCAATCGATGGGACCGACGGAACTGATACAACAATTACTTGGGGATTACCTGACATTCTTGCGCAGAATGGTTTAGATGGTTCCAACGGCTTTAACGGCATAGACGGAACTAATGGAACCTCAGTTTACTTGGCGAGAGTATTTAAGCGCCAAGCGAGTGCACCAGCAACCCCGCCGGACAATAGTGCTACTTACAACTTTAGTACGAACACGTTAACACCTCCTAGTGGATGGTCTGATACGATTCCTGCTGGTACTGATCCACTTTATGCTACTGAAGCCACGTTCGCAGCTCCTGGGGCTACTGGTACTGACTCGACACAAACTTGGACGACTCCTGTCATTTTTACACAAGACGGTGACGATGGTAATGATGGAGTAAATGGTCAGAGTACGTATCTTTTCTCAATTTATAGACGCGCAAGCTCTGCACCAACGACGCCTGTTGGTGGTAGTTTTAACTTCGGAACGAATGTGCCAATTGCGCCGGCAGGTTGGTCCGTTAGCCCGCAGGCCGGAACCGATCCGCTTTATGTGAGTACGACATTAGCAAGCGTGTCTGGGGATACAGGAACGGATTCGACATTAACCTGGTCGGTGCCTGAAATTTTAGTGAGAGACGGTGCTGACGGCCTTGATGGAGCTACAGGTAGTGATGGGAAATCAGTTGCTCAGTTAACTGTTTACAGGAGGGCAGCAAGTTCACCAGGTACGCCGTCAGGCGGTAATTATGACTTTGGAACCGACAGCATAACTGCGCCGGCTAACTGGTCGCCGTCAATCCCTGCCGGTACAGATCCATTGTATGCATCAGTTGGTATCGCATCGATAATCGGTTTGAGTGGCGTCGATAATTCAATTGTTTGGGGGGCGCCAGACATACTTGCTCAAAATGGAGAAGATGGTGCTGATGGAAGTAATGGTACGAATGGCACAAACGGAACGAACGGTTTATCAGTTTATCAGGGCAGCGTGTATCGACGAGCTAGTACTGCACCAGCAACGCCAGCTAATAATAGTGGTTCATACAATTTCGGAACCAACACACTGACACCCCCACCAGGTTGGAGTTCATCAGTTCCAGCCGGGAGCGATCCGCTTTATGTGAGTGATGCGAGTTTTTCTATCCAGGGAACAACTGGGACTGATTCAATACAAACATGGACCACACCAACCATCGCCGCGCAAGATGGTCAAGACGGACAAAATGGGAATAATGGCAATGATGGTGCTGATGGAACCAATGGGCTGAGCACGTATCAGTTTAGCGTCTATCGTCGTTCAAGTTTTGCACCGAGTACACCGGTTGGCGGGAGCTTTAATTTTGGCACTAATACACCGACTGCACCGTCGAGTTGGTTCACAAGCGTCCCATCAGGTGACGATCCTTTATGGGTCTCTCAAGCACTCGCTAGCGTTTCCGGTGATACTGGAACAGACTCGACCTTAAGCTGGACTGTTCCGACAATCATGGCACAGAATGGCAGCGGAACCAGCGATTTTGTCAACATGCCGAGCCAGTTCAGCTCCGAAGCGATAGGCGCTTTACCTCAAACTGCGACCATCAAATTTAAGCGAGATGGAACCATAGAGCTCGATGGCGGACCGAATTCAAATTGGAATGCAGGCGCTCCACAAACAACCCTTGGTGATAACTATGATGTACGTTGCTCGCAAATGATTTCCGGAAGTTGGGATATTCAAGCGGCTGCGGTTGGAACTTGGGTGGCTCTTTCATCTGATCGATCTTGGATGGTTCTACGCACATTAATGGAAGGCGCGGGAAGTGATACTGCAAGCGGAATTTTTCAAATTAGGAGAAGCGGAGAGACAACAATACTTGATTCATCAACCGGGATAGGAGAGGCCGCAGATGCCTGAACCATTTGAGATCATTTACGAGGACGAAACTGTTATATCTGGCACCACTAAAGCAGAATTCGAAGCCGCGCCCAATGCTGGTATACAGTTTCTTATCGTGCAGTATGAAGACGGACATATAGAAAAACATAAAGCATTAGATACTTACGAATATCAAGGTGCAACGAAACCTGGCAGCTGGACAACTCTGGAAAACTTCGAGACTTTAAAGGGGCGTATTCTAGAGCTTTCGAATCTCATGGTTGCGCCAGTATTAACGCGTCGTGAAGAAAGAGCTTTGGAGCGAGCTAGAAACGCCTGAACTGGATAGATTTTCAGAGATGAGCTGTTTGATAGACTAAAAAACTATTGAACGCAATCAGCTCATTTCAGAGGTTAAATTTCATGGCGTTAGAAACCCCCTTAAAAACCCCAAATGGCATTGAATTAAAAAAAGCCTTACTCGTAATCACCATGCTTTCAGACAGTTGTACTGATAATTTCCATTATGCTGTTCAGTCTCAGATGGTTAAGGAACCCTCAGGCAATATGGTCACTAAGTATGATCCCGTGAGCAAAGAAAACCGCCGGCGTCATACAAATTACCAGGTAAGTATTTTCGGTTCCGAAAAATTATTGAGAGAGGGGCAACCTCCTATTGGATTAATGATCAATGAAGAAAATCAGGAAGCCGGATTTCTGTTTGAGCCCGAGGATAATGATAAGCAGTTGATTGAACAGGCTTATGAACACTTAAACCAAATTTATCCTGATGCCAAGCAGATTAATATTTCTGACTTAGGGCTGTATTAAGTTGGATAGATTTTCACTTTTGCTATTTTTGTTAGATTAACTGTGAAGTCGGTTAAATGATTGAAATACCAGCAGCGACCGATATACGAATTCCAGAAACGCGCCAACGCGTTATGCTCGCATTATCGAAACTACATCAACGGTATAAAACGGACTGGAAACCAGAAGATGTATTCGCCGAGTGTGTGAATGGTAAAGCCGAATTATTCGAGAATAAGCAAGGTTTTATTATTCTTAAAGTAAATACCAATCGTTTTAACTTACACAAGACATTATTTATTTGGATTCTTCATTCATACCAGGCTTCTAACAATGTTTTGGCAGAAGAACGATATTTTGAGTGGCTAAAAGCACTGGCAAAGGATGTTAATGCAAAGTCCATTCAATTTGAAACCTACCGAGCAGGCTATGAAAGAATATTACCGAAAGAATGGCAGACTAAAATGATTTCTTATAGTTGGAGCGTTGAATAATGGGCGGCGGTGGCAGTAACGAGGTTCCCGAAACCGAAGAAGAAAGAGAACTCGCACGAGTCGCAGGAGATAAGTGGAATGACTATGTTGGTCGCTATATTCCCTTTGAGAACGAATTTATTCAACGAATTGAAGTAACGAATCAAGATCGCGATAACTTAAGAGGAATTGCAACAGCAGGGGTAAATTCTGCGTTTGGAAAAGCAAGGCAAAATGTTGTTAACCAGGAGCTACAGGCTGGCGCTAAACCTGGCTCGGGCCGATTTGATGGAGCGTTGGAACGAGTGTTAAAAAAGCAAGGTCGTTCACTGGGATATGCGAACACTGATGTAAACAATGACATGAATGAACAGCAAGTTCGCGGCTTAGAATCTGCAATTTCAATTGGCCGAGGAAAAGAAGCTGATGCGTTTCGTGGATTTGGCGAGCTTGCGGCTGACGCGCATAGTCAAGCTGTCTCAGATGCTGAATCGGCTTCGACTCGATCACTCGGTAATGCGCGCGCAGTAGGAACTCTGTTGGGCGGCGCCACTCGACTCTACAACAGCGATACCAAACCAGAGGATTCACCAGCGAATGGATAGATTGGAATACATGCGTTTGATGAACTATTTCAATCCGAATCAGTCACGTCATGTTTCTCGTATTAATGATGGTACGCATTTTGGTGGAGGGGCAGGAATTGGATATTACGGCGGCGGACAACTTATCGGTCCAGGTGATGCGAATAGAAGAAGCCCGTACAATCCGATCTCAAATGCCCGAACTATTAATTATCATCCCAATTCAGATGCGGCAGACATTAATGCCGATTTAATTCGCGCCGAATACGAAGATTATCGACAACGCTATTTACCATTGGAAATCGAACTGATGCGTTTAGCTTCAGATCCCGAAGAAAAAAGAGCGGCAATCAACAGGGCTGGTGATGAAGTAAATTCAGGATTTGAAAGTGCAGCTAAACAATCCGCAATGACGGCTCAGCGGTATGGTATTCGTGATCCTTCTTTGCGAGTCGGCGCCGAACGCAACAGGAACCTGTCTAAATCTGCAGCGATTGCCCAAGCGAAGAATCAAACGCGTGTTGCTCACAACGATCTACAAATGCGGATAATGGCCGGCTCTCATAATAACAGTTCTAATTCAAGATTAAGTGGAGGCTAATATGGCAGGCGTTATTGGCTTAGGAAGACAAAACGCAACTGACGCAAGACAGGGCTTTTCTCGTGTTGCACAGATGCAAACACAACGCGAAAACCAAAATGATTTAAATGAAGCTGCTGAAGATGCGGCCCAGACTTCGAATACTGCGACGGGCGCAACGGTTGGTTGGATGGCTGGCGCTCAAGCTGGATCGGTTGGTGGTCCCGCTGGAATGGCAATGGGTGCAGTCGCGGGTTTTTTACTGAGTGAATGGCTATGAGCACAAAAGCACAAGCGTTAATTGATGGAGCTATGAAAGGTTATGAGTTCGTTGATGGTATTCAGCGTCGTAATCAACGAGATAAAGAACGACAGGAAGATCGTGCGGAGCAAGCAAAAGATCGTGAGCAGCAGCGTCGCATGAACGATCAGAGAATGACTGAGAGTCAAACTCGTTTAGGATTGGCCAGGCAATCACATGAAATGCAGAAGAAGAATTTTGATCGCCAGGAAAAGATGCATGAGCGCAAAGATCGTGGACTAAGTGCAAAAGTTCTTTTCGACAGAATGAACAAACCAGATTATCGACCGACTAAAGCCGATAGGCGGCTGATAAAAGATCTCGATATTGAATTATCTTCTCTTGCTGATGATGCAACTAAATATAATGTTCAGCAATTGACTAATGGCGTTGCCGGTTATTTGTCCGGAAAAGATCGCGGTGCGATTAATTCCCCAAAATTCTTGGGCGCCTTTAACAAAGTTTTCGCGACTAAAATCAATCGCGAATTCGAACCAGGTGTAACGCCGAATTACCCTGGCGGGAAAATAACGGGCAAACAAGTTGCTGGAATCATGCCCGGTAAAAAGCCGGGAACTGTCGTTGTTGACTTATTAATTACCGGTGTAGATAAGGACGGTCAACCATTTGAATACCGTGCACCAGCGACCATCAATCGCTCAACTGACGAGAATGACAAGGTTAAACAAATCCCCGTCGAATTAATTTTAGGCGACATTCAAACCCGGCAGCATCTTGCGAATGATGATCAACAATTATACGCATTAAGAAATCAGCTCAGAGAGATGATGACGATGGGCGGCGTGGAGCCTCAGCCACGATTTAGCGATCCAGAAAGGCTTGGTGCTGGTTTCGTACAAAAAGACCAAAATAATCGAGCTCATGGGATCAGGGGAGTAACGCGTTATGGTGGTGCAGGCTCTATCCCAAAAGACCAACAAATGATTGAATACTACGTCAAGCAACACGGTCTTAAACCTGATGACGCAATCAAGTTAGTCAATTCTAAAAACAGTCGGTCACTTGAGGAACTGGCTTCTGATATTTACCTGATGAAAATCAGGTCGGGTGGGGAGTTCGCCGGTCGCGAAGAAAAAGCAATATGGCTTGATGAGGCTAAAAATGAAGCCAAACTGCTTAAAAACTTCAAGAACGAGCATAGTGATAATTCGGGTAAAGAGAGCAAAAAAGAATCTTCAACTGATCGTAAAAAAGGCGAAAATGCCGACGATTACATTAGCCGTGTTCTAGGTGCTGATTAATGCAATGGAAAGAACTCGAGTCCTCAGAAAAATACAAAAATCTGAGTGAGTCAGATCGGGAAGTCGTTCGCGACCAGTATTTTCAAGATTTCATTTCACCCAACTTATCAGATGATGAAAAAGAGTCCGGTTATTCCAATTTTAGAAAGCTAACCGGCGGCGATATTCAGACAAGTGCGGAATCAACTGATTTTGGTAAACAACTCACCGGCTCAGCGATTCAAGGAGTCGGTCAAGTAGCCCGTGGATTGGCCGAAGGTGCGCGTTCTTTCTTGGGTGAACAATATATTCAACCAAATGATCTGAACTCGCTTTTAGCTGAATTTGAAAAAGAGGGAGTTGATATAGCAAAGCCAGGTTTTCTTCGTCAATCACTTGATCCACTATGGGACGGAGTTAAAAACATCGCAGTCAAAACATTTTCGGATGTGGACTATGAGAAACTTCCAAATTCTCACAAAGCCGCAGTGTTACTTAAGCCATATGTTGAGGAAGCTGAAGCCAGAGGGGAGGTAATCGATGCTGATGTTCTGAAGCGTCTTGCCATGCAGCACAACGCAAACATCACTCAAGGTAAAGGGATTGAAAACAAAGTTGGTAATACCGTTCGTTCTTTCGCAAACGAATATATTTCGGAGCCATTAATAAATATTGGTGAAATAATAAAAGATGATACGAGCTATCGATTTAAAAAAGCGAAAGAAAATTCAATCCCTGATGGGGATATAAATGACCCTTCGACCTGGACTGCTGGTAAAGATCCTAGTTTGCTAGGGTATACGGCACAAGCTGCTGATTTGCTGGGTAATATGCTGCCTCAACTAGGAGCGGCCTATCTGACTCGGGGTCGAAGCTTAAGAGCGCAAATGGGAATAGGTGCAGCAATCGGCTCGATGCAATCAGGAGGGGCAGCTAGTAGGGAAGTAGAAACTGTTATCGATAATCTCACAGATGAAGAATTAGCTGAGCAATCTGAATTCTTTAATCAAGTTGTCAAAATGGGAGCAAGTCCAGAGAATGCCAGAAATGATCTCAAATCTGTACTGGAGCGAGAAGTATTTTCTGATGTTGCGGGAACAACAGCCATTACGGGGGCGTTAAGTGGTTATATATTTTCACCATTGACCAAGCTTGGAGGAAATTCACTGGGAAGTAATATCGCCACTAAAGGGGCCGCTGAAGCAATAACAGAAGGTGCTGAGGAAGTTACCGAAGGTTATACCGAAAAGAGCGCGTATAACGATGCAGGCGGATTTGAAAAAAATCCATGGGAAGGATCGTTCGGGAATGCTGTTCTAGGCGCAATCGGCGGTGGAGTTGCCGGCTCCGTTGCGGGAGCTGGTGGACATAAAGCTCAACTAAGAGAACAACAAAGGCTTAACCAAGAAAAATCTGAAAGTGAGCTGGATAATTCTGTTTCTGATTCATCTTCAGAAGCAATCATAAATCTTAAAGATAAGTTCTCTAAAACTTCATTGTCAATTGAGACCGAACAAGTAACCGTTCCTGAAAGCGATTTTGTTGTCGATTCGGAAGGAAATGCGATACCAAAAGATTACCAACAACCACTTATTGAAAAAGAGGACGTTATTTTTGCTGGTCAAGAAAATAAAAAACAACGACCTGCAAAAGATGGAATGACCGATTCGTTTAGTGAAGAGTATAAAGGCGCCAATTTAAACGAAGATAAACAAGTAGCGGAACATTCAATCGGTAAAGATTTGGAGACTCTTTCAGAAAATGCAAATGAACCGCTTAATTCTGATCTTAGTCAAGAACAAAATTTAGAACAAGAGCCCGAAGTTAAATTAAACAAAAAAATTGAGGAAAAAGTTGCTGATGTTGAACTAAATCCCAGTGAAGCACAAAAAGAAGCAGGCAACTATAAAAAGGCACACGTTAATATTCAGGGTTTAAATATTTCCATTGAGAATCCTAAAGGATCTGAACGTAGTGGAATTGATCCTAATGGTAAGCAATGGAAGAGTAAAATCAATCATCATTATGGCTATATCAAGAGAACTCAAGGTGCCGATGGTGATCATGTTGATGTGTTTGTTGGTGATAAACCTGAAAGCGAAAATGTCTTTGTTATCGATCAAGTTGATGCTAATGGTAAGTTCGACGAACATAAGGTTATGCTCGGATTTGAAAACAAGCAAGAGGCTGTCAACGGTTATCTGAGCAATTACGAGAAAGGCTGGAAAGTCGGGCCAGTTACAGAATTAACTTCTTTCGAATTTAAATCCTGGTTAAAAGAAGGTGACACGAAAAACCCAATTGAGAATGAAGCCAGTCTATATCGCCTAGGACTACAGCTGGGTAACCCGATAACGAAAGGTGCAATTTCGAAATTTCGGGAGCGTGTTGAACATGAATTTCCAAATTCACCGATTTCTTATCATTTGACTGAAGCTGATTTGCCTAGTGGAATCCGAAACAAAATAAAAATCGATGGCAATGGCGGAAAAGTTAAAGGGATCTACTCTGATGGCAAAATCTATGTCGTGGGTGATAATCATAAAGATGTTCGCGACCTAACCAAAACGGTATTTCATGAGCTAGTTGGCCATCATGGTCTGCGGAACTTGTTGGGCGATAAACATAAAGAATTCATCAATAAAGTATGGGATTCAATGAAAGCCTCTGATCGAATCAATACCGCGAGGCGTCATGGTGTTAAGTTAAATAACAAAGAAGTGATTGCCGATGAATACATTGCTGAAATTGCCGAAAATAATACTAATCCTTCTGTACTTGATCGAATTATCGTTTTTCTCAAGGAGTTGTTAAACCCACTTGTAGAGTTAGGAATTTCCAAACGAGACATTCGCATTGCTCTTTCAAAAGCTAAAAGTAAGCTTAAGAAAGGTGAGGTTGGCAATAATTCGCCAACAAGTGATACTCGTTATCGAACAGACGAAAACACCGTCATCACACCAGAAGTAAAAAGATATGATTCGCTAGTTCGTACTTTCCAGGATAAATACGTTAGTTTAAAGCGCACTCAGCAATCAATTGAGAAGCAGGGCAGAGTGATAACAGATGAGGCAAATGTCTACGAAAAAGAAACTTTGATGCATGGTAAAGTCGAGCGTGATCTCGAAATCTTCGAACGTCAACATATCAAGCCGTTAATGCAATACCTGCATAAGCACAAAATCGAGCCCGAAGAACTAGATTTATTTCTCTACGCCAAACACGCTCCGGAACGTAACAAAGCGTTGGTTGAGTTTTATCAGGAGCAAGAAGTAGAGAATGTAAGTGAATCGCTGTCTGGGATGAGCGACGCCGAAGCCAAGCAGATTATTGAAACATTTCAGAGCGAAGGTCGAATTTCTAAGCTCGAAGATGCGGCAAATAATGTCTATCGCATGCTCAATCATAAGAGAAACCTTCTCAAAGAAAATGGTTTATTATCGGATGAAGAATCTGACACCTGGAACAAAAAATATCAACATTATGTGCCATTAAAAGGATTCGCAGCTGATGAAGCAGACGCGTCAAAAGGTTTTATTAAAAAGTGGCTGGCACGTAAAAATGATAAGTTAAGACGTACCGGACAACCTATTGTTGGCCGAGGATTTGCGATAAAAGGCAAAGAATCTCTAAAGGCGCTGGGTCGCCGTACTACCGCAGGCTCTATCCTGGCCCATACCTCAGCAGATGTGGCCGCAGCTATTCTACGTTCTGAAAAGAATAAAGTTGCTCAGTCCTTATTAAAGCTCGTTGAAAATAATCCTGATAAACATTACTGGTCAATTCATACCGCGGAAAACGCCCCAGAAATTAAGTCTCAAAAGACCGGTATGCCAACCAAGATGAATGAAAAGAATATGGCTGATTCGAATGAATTCGTACCGGTCAAAAGGGATGGCAAGCAGTATTACATTAAAATCAATGATCCTGAACTAGTCGCTGCAATGAGAAACATGGGAGTTGATGAAGTTAATGCTGTGATCAGAGCCATGGGAGTAATTAATCGTTATCTTTCGACAGTCAGCACTTCATTAAGCCCTGATTTTATCGTCAGTAATTTCTTTCGTGACTTACAAACGGGTTTGTTTAATGTACTCGGGGAAACTACCAGGGAAGACGGAAAACTTAAATCAGGAAAGGTGAGTGAACTGTTAAATCTCGGCGCTCTACAAGGCGGGTACAAGAAAGCGCTACAAGCAATTTACCGGCAGGAACGCGGCAAACCCATTCGACAAAATAACGAATGGGATAAAGTTTATCGAGAGTTCCTTGATTCCGGCGCCAAGACAGGTTTTTTTGACTCGAAAACTATTGAGCAGCAAGTCCGAGATATTAAGAGGTTAATCGAAATAGAGAAAGGAACCTTTAAAGGGAAAGCAATTAAATATGGGAAAGAATCTCTTAAATTTGTGAATGATTTAAATGCCGCTGTTGAAAATACTACCAGGTTGGTGGCTTTCAAATACGCGCGAGATGTTGGCCTTAGTCAGCAAAAAGCCGCAGTTTTTGCCAAAGATTTAACGGTTAATTTCAATCGTCGTGGGAATTCGACTACGGTTCTAAATGCGACTTACATGTTTGCCAATGCTTCCATTCAAGGCTCGGCTAATTTTGTGCGCTCCTTAGGTCAAAACCCTATCAGTAGAGATCCATTTACTGGTAAACGAAATATCAAATTGACAGGAGCACAGATGGCCGGAATTGCCATGGCTGGCGCTGGCTACATGCTATCCATGCTAGCGAGAGCTGTTGGTGGGCAAGCTGAGGATGGAGAGGATTGGTTTGACAAAATCCCAGACTACATCCTAGAGCGAAATATGGTGTTTTTCCTTCCATTCGAAAAGATGTTTAGCAAAGCATTTATCAAAAACAATCCTGGCTGGTTTGGTAACGCCGGAGAAAAGACCTACATTAAAATCCCATTACCTTATGGCTACAATATTTTTCACAACGTGGGTACTGGCATAGAGCAGACAATCAATGGAAGTAAGCGAAAGAGCAAAACCTGGCTTGGTAAGTTTCTGACATTTTCGGTCTTAGGCTCATTCTCACCCATCGGGACCGCTAATTCAGAAGAATTTGAGACCGGTGTGGTTAAGACAGTAACCCCAACAGTTGCTAAACCCTTTGTAGATATGGCACTTAATGAAAACTATTTCGGTTCTCCCATTTATCAAGACCGACGCTTTATTAATCCCAAAAAGCCTGACAGCTCACTAGGAAAAAATAGGACCTCAGAAGCCTGGAAGGACTTCGCCAAATCAATTAACAAGATAACCGGCGGCGATGAATATGAGAAAGGTTATGTCGATATTGCACCAGAATCTTTCGAATACCTATTTAAGTACGCGACTGGCGGATTCGGTACATTCATCAATAATGTGGTAGATACTAATAATTCCTTGAATGATTCTTATAAAGCTACCGATATTCGAAAATTTCCAATCGCTCGAAAATTAGTAGGCAAAACCCACCCATACCAAGACATCAGTGATTTTTATGACAGAGTTGATGAAGTGATGTTAATTCACCAGAAATTTATCGATTTACCATGGAAGCAGCAGGCGGAATTTAGAGATAAAAACATCGCAGCTCTCAAATTAGCAAGCTTGGGCAAGGCATATAAAGCAAAACTAAAGAAATTCAGGGATAGAGTTAAAGTATTAAGCAGAAAAGATAAACTGACTGAATTCGAGAAAAAACAAATAAAACTTCTTGAGGATGAGCAAAAGAAACTAATTGATAACTTCAATAAAGAATACAGTAAAATCGATGCAAACTAAGTCGCCATAAAAACTGTAATGACTATGACGATTATCAACCAGCTAACCATCAATACCGAAGGCTCAGTAATTAGATCCCATAGCTCCGAAAGAAAGGTCTCTTTCTTTTTGGGATAATATTTATCGACGTAATCTTGAAGTGTCTTATCGTCATGTTCCATGAACACAATAATCGATTAAGTACCGAACAAATTCAAGTAGTAATTATATTTGAATTACCTATTTTTTAGTCGGTGGCGAAAATTTGGCAGAGTCGGCGAACCTGACTATAATAAGTACACTTCAAACTGGAAATGGATGTCATCATGCAGCTCATATTCGCTAAAGTAACTTTAATTTCATTACTCCTGCTTTTTTCGAATGGTACCCACGCACTGAGTCAAAACGGTCATCGCATTGTTTGTGATATGGCTTTTCAACTTTTGAGCAAGAATACACAGAAAAAAGTTAAAGAACTGGTGGACTTGATGCCAAAATGGGATCGAGAGAAATTGAACGACTATCAGAAGGTAGGTGCTTCCTCTAAAGTTAAGTTCTCTAACGCTTGCGTTTGGCCCGATTCAATCAAAAATAACAATCCATGGAACAAGGTAAAGATTTGGCATTATATTAATGTTCAAAGGGATGAATCTGAAGTTCAACTTGATGATTGCTTGGTTGGGTGTTTAATTACAGGTATTAACTTGCACTCTAAAGTAATTAAGAGTGAAAGTGACAAGCTCTCAAAAGCATACGCTCTATATTTTCTTGGTCATTGGTATGGCGATATTCATCAACCACTTCACGTTTCATTCGCGGATGATATAGGTGGGGGTGACACTAAGATTCGAAATTTCAGTGGATGCTCAAATCTTCATAGTGTATGGGATGGTTGTATAATTAAAGAAACGAACCTATCCGAGTCAAAGTTAGCAAAGTCGCTACTTAAATCGATTGCTAACATGAAAGATAATGCTGACTTAAAATCAACATTAGATGAATGGAAATCGTCATCAGTTAAGGATATGGCAAATGAGTCACTTCAAATCGCAATAAAGGAGAATACTGAGTATTGTAAATTGAGCAGCTCCGGAAAATGTGAAAAAATCCCGAATGATCCTGGTAGGCCTTCGCGGGCTTTGCCTGATGATTACTTTGAAAATAATTGGCCTATATTATCAGTTCGGCTTAAGCAGGCAGCTGTGCGGTTGGCTGCACGGATTGAAGATACATTGAATTGATTTTTGAATCACTGAAAATATGAGTAGAGTATATACCTTCCCATGCTTAGTAACGCGACTAGAACTGGAAAGATAAAATCCCATGTTAATCTTCTCAACCCCCAAGCATGAATAGAGCTTTCAGCTTGTTCGCGTATTAGGGATTCCGTATCGACTCTGCTTGCGCGCAGGGCAGGCTCAATTTTTATCCTAGCGTTTTCCCTGGCTTTTAATGAGTTAGTCCCATTCTCAATTAGAGCTAAAGCTAAAAAAGCGCACAAACGATATAGTAGCAATACGAATAGAATGGATGCTATCGAGAATGATTGTGCGGGTGCAACTGTGATTCCGATTCCGGCCAAAGATGCTTTGCCAATTGTTAGTTTTACATTAAAGTCTATGAGCAACATAATAATTGACAGGTATAAAATCGCGGTTCGGTGTTTATAGGTTCGGTCGCCAATTTTACCCACACGCTTTTCGAGATTGTTTAATATATTAGTAATCATTTTTTGGTCGGCTCTTTTGATGGTTTTTTATACAGAAATTCTGACCTAATTCTAAGCACGAGTGCAATTTATAATTTGAGATATTCTTTGATTTTTATCGATACTTAGGTCTAAAATAATACTACTCAAATAAGTAGTTATTGTTTTATGCACTTTACACAGAAACCAATTGCGGAAAATTACCCGGTAACACCGAGTCAATGGAGAGACTTTTATAATGCTTCAGGGTGGATTGTCATCCCACACTATAAGTCAGGTCGTTTACATTATGTTCGGGTTAAAGAAGCTGTAATACCGCCAGTCAAAAACGAGCTTAACGAATATGCACCCAATTTTTATGGTGAAACAGTAAGCTTAATAGTGACAACTTGGTCAGGGAAAGAGATTGGTATTCGTTACTGTAATGAATTACCCGACCTCGATCCGGTCAAATACCCGGTGTTACAGGTCGACATGAATAATGCTATTACGAATCAGCGATGGCTTAAGCCAGGTAAATAAAATTAATGAAATGAATCAATTGTGTTGAACTCATCCTCAACGTATTCGATGCAATGCTCATCTTTATCACCTGGTTTCTTTGCGTATTCTGGAACGCGGTAGGCAACTAATCCGGGGTATTCAGTGGGTGCAACAATAGCCTTTAAATCGTCGACATTCTTATTCGATGTATCGAGCCACGCGGCATGATGGTCATTTAATATCACCGGTGCTCGATGGTGGAATGCTTCCATTTGAGAATTCGGTGAAGTGGTGAGAATGGCAAAGTTGTTATAACTTTCCTCTGGCGTCTCAAATGCCGTCCAGATTCCTGCAAATACGAAAGGGCGCTTATCTTCATAACTAAAGTAATACCACGGCCTATACCCACCTGAGGGACCTTTAGGCTCAAAGAATCCATCAGCAACCACTAAGCACCGGCGATTAAATGCGGAGTGCTTGAACATCTTCCCTTCAAACATGGTTTCAGACTTCGCGTTGATTTTCGCGAAAGATGGTTTAGCCCAGTAAGGCCGGAAACCCCAGCGCATTTGAGTGGTTACTATTTCCCCATCTTGTTCGATAATCACAAGCCCGGAATCAGAGGGCGCGATATTATAAAGGCTATAGTCATTCTCGATAATCAAATCATCGATTTCTGACAGCTTCAAATCAGGGTATCGTTGAGTAAGGGTGTATCTTCCGCACATTGCTTTATTTCCTATTAACTATTTGGTTAATTGAATCCTTGACCGGTATGACGAATTTCCACTCAACTACCTTACACGTCTTTTCTATGACCGGGTCACAGTTGGGCGCTTGTGATTTCGCTGACCAATAAATCAGGTAGGAATACAACAAAACGGTGGCGACAACCCCTAGCGACCATCTCACTATTTTTGAAAACCAAGGAATCCACGCATAAATTGCTTCTTTTATAGTCGCTGCCCTTTTTTTTTGAAATTCTATCTTCTGTTGTTCTAATTCGTTTTCGAAGTAGCGCTCTGTAATTTCTAAGTAGTTGTCAACAGAAGACATTAACTGGTATAACTCATTCGACATTTGTTGATTATTATTTTCTGCATGGCCAAAAAAACCAACAAATAAACGCGAGCTCTTATTACGTTCATTCCCCATGGTGGAATTTTCTAGTAGATTGTCAATTGAATTACGTGAGTTGCGTATGTTTGTCACAGCGCCTAAAAAAGTTTTATATTCTGGTTTTTTACTCATAAATGTACTCCATTTCATATTTATTTTTATTAGGAAAGAGCGGTAAGGCTGAGTTATGAAAATCTTGGTCTATATAAATTGGTTAAATTAATGATTAAAAATAGCAGAATAGCCATACTCTCACAAATAACTCAGAAATCGGCTATCTACAATATTATGCGTTTGCAGTATTATCAATTTTGCAGGTGCTAGTGAGTGTACAGCTGATGCCGGGGCGGGTGAAACCGTCCCTTTCACTTAAGTAGGAGATTTTGAAAACATGAGTATGTTTTTACCCAAAATTTTGGTGGAGTGGTGATCAGAGTAAGCTATACTTTGCGTACACGGAGTGAAGATAGCGATGAAAAAGTCTGAACAGCGATTACGCATGGTATAAGCAAAAAGATTGGGATGATTAAAATGGACGAAGCGGAATCAAAACTTGTACTTGAGCTACTGCATGAACTAAATAAAAAGCAAAGAGTAGCACGGGAAGAGAGTCTGGTAAATCGGCATTTCGGCGCAATCATCACTGCTGTAGTGTCGATTGCTGCTGTTATAGTTTCTTATGTACAAATTGAAGTTGCTAAAGTCAATAAATCTAAGGAATTAGATGTAAAACGACTTGAAAGCGAAAGGCTTTGGAAAATCGAAGCTGCAAAATTTATAGGTCAACACCGAGAGACGATATTTAGTGAAGACGATAGACAGAGACAGATAATGCGTCATGTCATTTCAGTTGCTTTTCCTAAGGAAATTGGTGTAACTCTGCTGGTTAGAGTTAAAAAAGCTAAGAGTGGTGATTTGTTGCGACGTTTCTGGAAGCCCGATGGTATTAATGTCGAAAAGAAGAATGAAGAAAAACTAAAAGCATGGTTAGAAAATTCCGAAATCTCTGGCCCAGGCTCAATAACTATGCTCCTCCATGCAGAATCTTTTGAAGATGCGCGAGTTCGTGCAGTAACTGAGCTAAATTTAGAAGGCCGACAATCCACTATGACAAATGTACCGAATGAACAACTTTCCGAAGTTAAAAATTCTTACTTACAAGAAGGCGCTCAAGTCACTGCTCGACTACAAGTAAATGGAACTTGGACTGTGACTGTAACTTATCCAGATTCAAGTGATGGGGTGATGTAAATAATAGTCACAATCGGCTATTACCTAGGTGTATCTCAGAGGTTTACTATCCACAAATGCAACAATAAATCGTATTATTCTCTCACCGGCTAGTTGTCAGACGCAGCAAATACTAGTAAATGCTCTGTAGTCAGGCTTGTCTCTATTAAAGGGAACTAATCAGGGATATGGGGCGGGTAATACTGTCCTTTTTGGTTTATAATCTCGTTTTGAGTTAATTGGCTACAAATATAGGAAAAACTATGAAATATTGTTGGCTCGTATTTTTTATGATTATTTCATTAAAATCTTTTGCAAAAAGTGTTGATTCTGGAACTGGTTTGCAAATATCTAAAATAACCGTTCACAGTAATTCAAATGCAATCGGCACTGATTGGGAAGGTGTTACCGGAGTTTACCCAAGTAGTTATATTGTATGGAGTGCTGAGACAAATTGTTCGACTAGTATCGTGCTAGTAAAAAAGGACGATTCTCAAATATTGTCAATGATCTTAGCTGCAAAGATGGCAAAAAAAGCCGTGCGTTTTTTTGTTTTTGATAATATAAATATTGATGGTCAGTACTGTTTTGTGAGAGCTATCACAGTTGAATAATGTTCCTTTTAAATGAGAACTGAAGCCCCGCACTAAGCAGGGCTTCAATAACGTCGTTAAACTCCAGCCAGGAGAGTTATAAATATAGACTTACGCGCAAATTTCGTTCGGATTTTCGTCGTGAGGAACTGTGCGTCAAAAATAAGCACCTCAAAACTTTCTTGTTAAGTTTCTTGCCTCTGCACTTGTACTGACCCATGTACGATATTCTCAGACAAAGGGCCCACTCCTAGAAAGTATCCTGATAGATCGTTTTTTGTACCGCTTAATTGAAGAACTAAAGATCCGTGTTGAAGTGTAGCCTTGTCAATATTTTCATAGTGCAAACTCAAATATCTATCTTGAACAAACCCACCAACAACTTTAAGAGTGTATTCTTCGCCTTTGTACATTATTGTCCCGTAAACAACTTTGAGAAAAGTTTTTAATTCAAAGACTATCTCATTATTTCCTTTTACACCTTTTTGTTGACTTACTTTACCAGCCCAAGTCCCAGGTAGTACTGACACGTAATCGTGGTGTTTTCCTCGAATTAGCGCTTCTACCCAATACCGCGAAATGAATCCAATTATTCCAGTTGCAATGCCGATAATTAATGCTGCGATACTACTAAACAAAAAGTTTTCCAAAATCTTAACTCCCTTTAAAGTCGGTGTGATTATTATAAACGTTAAACCTCATTAATATTCATAGGAATTCTACAGCAGGATTGCAAATATAGTCTAGCTGCCAAATTTCTCAATTATTGGCCTTGCACCATTCCACGTGCCTTTCTGAATACCCAGAGCCTGATAGATTTCTAACACCGTCGATCGCTGCGTTCTGGCTTCCATTGCGTGTGTTTGGGCTTCTTGTTTTAAACGCTCAACCAGGTGTTTAAGTTCTTCTATTTGTTTGTCTTTTTGTTTAACTTCTTCCTGTTTCATTTCAACATAGTTTTCAAAGTTAACCTCTGTCATGGCCATGCAATTTTCAAGTTCCTCAATCCGCTCATTAGCCTCAACCAATAGTTCCTGATTCTTTTTCATCATCTTTGGGGATAGCATTGTTATTTATCCTTTTATATATTGATGCCGGTGGTTCGGGGAAACTCGCTCTCTACCAACGACTTTGAAATTGTTTTCCCGCACGAACTGCATTTATAATGGCCCGCTATTACTTTGTGAGGGGACGTCCTGTCTCCTTCGGTTATGCTCTTCCCAAAAATATAGATCTGGTGATATTTTTCCGTTATATGGCGCTCAAAAGATTCTTGGCTACCACAATGAGGGCAACAATCCATTATCACTCATCCCCCTGTACTGGGTTATCTCTTCGCCATTCATCAACGCTTTTGCCAAAATGAATCTCAGCGCATTCTTTGCAATAAATCTCCGAACAGTAGAGGCACCGATAAGAATTAAGAGGTGTTATGTAATGCCCACAACTGCAGCGAGTATTTTTGTTAGGGTTGCGCTTAATGTCCTTTGTTTGCTGATAAACAGTGTTTAGTTTTGATTGCCATTCTTCTGCCGAGACCATTCACTCATCCCCCTGCATTAACAGATAAACAATACAAATAGCGCGGTAAGGATCATCTTTGCTTATAGATTCAAACCGGACAAATGGTCCTGGCTTCCTTTGTGTGCTTCCTTTCGCTTTCCAATAATCGCTGATACCTTCGAAATAGGACCATGCGGAGCCTATTCTACTTCCAAGCGCTATTGGCATTATTTGAGCAGGGTTATTGCAGTAGTTAATCTCTGACTGGTCATTGACATCATGAATAGTGCATTCAGCATCTATATGGTGAAAAATGTCATAATCAACATTTTCATTGTCAGCGACTAGTCGATTAATTTCATAATCACTCATCGCCTCTAACTGTTCTTGTGTGTATGACATTACTAACCCTCCCATTCAGCGTAGGTTTGACCTCGATTAAACATACCTTCATCAAACTCAAGGTTATTGTCGTCGATAGCCGATTTTTGCATTGCTTCGTAACATTCAAGATGCTGATAAGCACTGTGAAAAACACCTTCCCACACGTAAGCTCTATACATACATTTTTCACCGGCAGGTATTTTTTCTGCACACCATTCGCAATTGTGAGGTTTTCGCGGGTTTACCTGGTGTTCTTTAAGTCCGACGCACGACATAATTTATTCCTCGTTACTAATTTCAACTGCCTTATTCCATAGTCGATTCCACAGATATTTATCGTCTTTCCCTTCCTCTGTGATGCAACGACCATCCTTTACCATTGATACAAAAAGGCGCTTTTCTCCGTCAATGTGATAATGGTTCATGCCACAGATGGACCACTCATCAAGTGGCTTCATTTGCCATTTAGGTTTGTATGACATTGGTTAAGCCTCTTTGTCGTGTGTAAGTGCAGCGAAACCTGATTGTTCAATTGATTGATACAAGGTCTTTCCGTCAGCTCCTTGGGCGTAAGGTAGAAATACTTCTGTCAGGTCTGCCATTTCCGCATCAACTATTGCCAATTGAGCTTCGACCCAGTCCTTAATTATTCGCCAGGCGACGCGCGCAGCTTGCTCTCTTGTTTTCTTTTTCCAAGGCACTTTAGCGTCGCGTTTTAACGCTTTGAGAACACCTTGGATATTTGCTGGCAGTCTAAAAAATACTTGCCCATGAGGCGTTGCGATTCGAAATGACATAGCGCTCATAACTGCGTCATCGTCATATTCGCAGAGAACCGCTTGAGCTTTTGCCTGAGCTAACTTCTTTTGAATTTCAGCCGCGGTTTTTTCAGTGCTAATTGATGTTGTGTAATTCAATATTGGCATTGGTTAATCTCCTTAAGCCGCCCAGTTGTCAATTTGAGTAGTTTTGATTAATTTGCCTTTCTCTATGATTTCAGCCATCGACAACCCCTGTTTGAATTTATGCCCAATTCTTGATTCAACAGATTTATATTCAAGGGCTAAATTTGGCCGCAATTGACTGGCGCGAATTAATGCTGATTCACTGGCAAGAACACAAAAGCAACAAGAAAGACGTGGCATACCTTCATCATAAGCCCAGTGGTATCGAACCCCTGATTTATGAATATTTTCCCAGACTTCGTCTTCACTCCAGTCTAGAATTGGGCAATACTCATAAACATGACGCTTCGTTTTATTGCTGGCCGATTCATCTTTTTTGAAAAATAGCTTCTTCGCTCTTGCTGGTGATTCCTGACGGCGGAATCCCATGCAATTCAATATTCTTAATGGACGTTCTCCAGTGAATGTTTCAGAGGTTATTTGCGTTAGTAATTTACGCCCTTGGCCTCTTTTATGATCACTGGTGCAGTATCGACGAGCTGAATCTGGGAACTTTCCGCGCTGTTCAATATGTGTCAATAAATCTCCTTGAGGGCGCGCTATTTTCTCGAATCTGAAACCGTAGCGATTGGCTTGTTCTTCTGCTAGTTCTGCGGTTCCAGGCCATTCCACGCGGCCTAAGTCTGCGTGAAACACGACAACTCTATCTTGAATGCCAAGTTCGATGGCTTGCTTTCCAACTACATCTAAAATGGTTTGGCTATCTTTCCCTGCTGAGCTGTTGATTACAATCCAATCGAAGTATTTGAGATTGATAGTCATTGGTTAAGCCTCTTCAGTTTTAAATTGATTCTTTTCATTCCCCCAAATCACAAGAGAATATCGGGTGCTGTTACCTGGTGTAATTTCGTGCGGTGTACCTTCGGGCAGGTGATAGCCGAGAGTAGGGGATTCAGACATTTCACGATTGTTAATTTTTAACCGGCTCTCTCCACAATCCATTCTGATGATAATTGTGTCGTTACCTGGGAATGCGTTATCAACGTGCTCGACTGCGTGTTGCTCTTGATTAAACTCGTGAATGCGAACGACATTGAGTTGATAACCTGGAAGCTCAGCGTTGAGCATTTTCAAAACAACAGAATCAGTATCAGGTTTTAATTCGAGCAGTTTAAAATTTGTACCGGATGGCTTTTCTAATATCCGCGTGGAATGAATATTTCGTTTGAAGTAAGCCAGTAATTTATTATTTAAATCTGCGGAAATTGAAATCGGTTTTATGAGTGCATTCAT